CTAATGCTTATGGTACTTACGGACTTGTATCAACAGGATCAGATCCAAATGAAGTTGCAGATGTTATTGTTTCAGATAATAACATGGTACAGACTGCTAAAATCTTTGACGATGGTGGTGCAACATTTGATCATGCTGTTGACCAATTATACATTTATGTTTACGATACAGAATACGTTCCATTAGTTGGATCAGAAGTTGAAATCGATCACGGTGGATTAATTGCTACAACTAGATACGAAATTACAACTATTGAAGAGCCAACACAACCTGGTTCACCTCCAACAGGACAAAGAAGTAATACAGTTTACAAATTAAACTTGGCAACAACTGGTGCTAACACTACAAGTTCAACAGGACTTAAAGCAGTATTGGCAAACGACCAGAAGGTAATGATAAGATCAAGTTCTTCATTCCAATTTAGTGGTGTAAGTGCAGAAACAACAAGACCAAGTTCAGCTTTAGTATTTGATGAATCAGATAGAGTATACAGAACATTAGCATTTAATACTACAGATGCATTAGGTAACACTTTATCATCTGGTGTTAAACACATTAGATTTGATAGTCCATATGATTATATTAAACTTGTTGTTGATAACACTAACGCGGCCTTAGGAACTTATGCAGGTGCTGGTGGTACTACAATGGGTAACACAGCAGGTGACGATGTTATCGCGATTGTTACAATTACATCACAAGCACAAAAAGATAGACTTAACTCAGGTGATATGATATTTGTCTGGGATGGTAAGACACACAAAATTACAGGATACACACAAAGAACTGGCTTTGGTACTATTGCAATTACAGACGTTGCAGGAAAAGAAATTAACAGTTCAAGTTTAGTAACAGGTATTCATAGTACAGTAAGAAATACAAACTCTGTTGTAACATTAAGAGCTGGTTTACCAAGTGCAGAAGGTGCCAACGTTACTGTTAACATTTCAACTAACAGAGCAACAGGACACGACTTCTTAAATATTGGTACTGGTGGATTTAATACTAGTAACTTCCCTAACAGTACATTTGGTCCAGCAACACAAACAAAAGATCAAAATAAAGAAACTGACGAAAGAGATAAAGGTAGAGTATTCTATGTAAGTACTGACCAAGATGGTTTCTTTAGAGTTGGTAAGTTCTTTACAGTAGACCAAGGTACAGGAACAGTTACGTTCTCGGCTTCAATTGCTTTAAGTAACTTGGACGGTATAGGATTTAAACGTGGTGTTGTTGTTAGTGAATTTAGTGCTGACGATACAATGGTTGATAATGCCACTGATGCTGTTCCAACTGAATCAGCAGTTAGAGGATATGTTAATAAAAGATTAGGTTTCGACCATGCTGGTAATCCAGTAACAGTTGGAGCAATAGGCCCAGGTGCAATAGCAAGAGATGGTACAACTGCCGCAACGGCAAGTATACCGATGGGTGGTAACAAAATAACAGGCATGAGTGATCCAACTAGTGATCAAGATGCCGCTACTAAATCTTATGTTGATAGTTTAATTATAGCAGGTGATACTGTTAAAGAACTAGTTGATGTTGAAACTAAAAACGAAGCAGGTAATAGAGCACTTGTAACAACTGGCAAATACAGATTATTTACAGCACCAGCAAGTGGTGGAAACTTTACTGCTGGAGCAACAATAACTGGTAGTGTATCAAATGCAACAGGTACTATTGTAGAAGTTAAAAACATTACACGTAACGGTACAGCAGAAAACTTATTAATTTATACAGCAGTTTCAAATATATTTACAACAGCTGATATATGTCAACAAGCAGGTGGTATTACAGGACAAGTTAGATACGGTCCATTATTAGAATGGGCTCAAGCAGATGCACACGTTGACTCAGACATTAGTTTAGTAGTTGATAGAGCTGAAACTACTGTAACAGCTGACTGGAGAATAGCGGCAGACAGTATTGTTAACGCAGACGTTAATACAAACGCCGCGATTGCACAAAGTAAATTAAATTTAAATGCGGCAACTACTAGAGCTAACGCAACAGGAATTACACAGAATGATTTAGGTGTTGTTAGTTTAGATAGTGATATGTTTACAACTACAGACGGTTGGGCAACTATTCAACATGGTGCATTAGATTATAAGAAAATTATTAATATAGCAGACGGAACAGTATTAGGTAGAGCCGCAGGTGACTCTAGTACAGGTGACGTTGCTGAAGTACCATTTGCAACTATTATTGCAGAAGGTGGTGGTGTTATTGAAACAGTTTCAACAACAGGTGCCGCGAATGCTCTAGTTAAAACAGATGCAAGTGGAAATGCATCAATGCAAGGATTAAAAGTTGATAGTTACTTAATTATTGACACAGCAGGTACAGAAGTACAATTTACAACTCCAGGTGCGGCACAGTTTATGACAGCATCTGGTACAGTTACTCCAACAGTAGCAATTCCAGGAAGTGTTAACATTGGAGCAACAGGCGTAACAGAAGGTAACTTCCAGGCTAACTCGGCGTTGGCAGGAGAATCAAGATTAGCAGTTGACTGGATACACAGTTCATTTGTTGAAGCACCAGGCGAGCTTGATGCAAACTCAACAGGTGTTAGTATAGGTGCTAATACAGGTTATAGTGCGGCAGGACAAATTTCACTTGTGGCCGATGGAGCAACAGTATTAACAGCAACATCAACAGCAGTTATACCAAGTATAGATAACACTTATACTTTAGGTACTAACTTGAAAAAATGGAATACAGTTTACGCAACAACATTCAGTGGTACAGCAACACAGGCTCAATATGCTGACTTGGCAGAGAATTATGAAGCAGATGCAGAGTACGAAGTAGGTACAGTTGTTATATTTGGTGGAGATAAAGAAGTAACACAAAACACAATGCACAAGGATACAAGAGTAGCAGGGGTTGTTTCAGAACATCCAGCTTACTTAATGAACTCAACACAAGAAGGTGAGTTTGTTACTCCAGTTGCATTAACAGGTAGAGTTAAAGTTAAAGTAGCAGGAATGATATCAAAAGGTGATATGCTAGTAACTTCAAGTGTACCAGGACACGCATCAAAAGGTGTTGATCCTAAAGTAGGAACAGTACTTGGTAAAGCATTACAGGATCATAACGAACCTGGACATGGCGTAATTGAAATGGTAGTAGGTAGAGTATAATGGCACAGCAAAATATAAACATAGGTTCTAGTGCTAACAAAGGCGATGGCGATCCAATAAGAACAGCCTTTACTAAAGCACAGAATAACTTTACAGACATTTACACAAGACTAATTGTTGCTGAAGGCCAGTTAGGTGTTTCAAACCAAGGTGGTGCTACAATACAACAAAGTATCATTGGAGATGTTATAGGTGCAGATTCAACTGTAATAGTTAACCATGCTACAAGTACAGTTACAGCACAAAACATTGTAGGAAATTTAAAAGGTTCAGTTGTAGGAGATGATTCAACAGTAATTATTGATGGTGTTAGTAATACTATTCCTTTCTCAGTATTGAGTGGTGTACCAACTATACCAACAAACAATAATCAGTTAACAAACGGTGCTGGTTACTTAACTGCTGAAACAATTACTTTAACAACATTAAAAACAGAGGTGGCGGCAAGTACAGATTTCGCTGACTTTAAAACAAGGATAGCGGCACTATAAATATGTTAGTAGGAAAACAAAATGGCAAATAGAATACCACTAGTAGTAGATACAACGGATAAAAAGATTAAAGAATTACCAGTCGGTGATAATTTAGATCTTGGCGGATCTGGTCTTACTAACGTAGGAACAGTAAACGCAACAGACGTAAGAATTAACAACGTATCATTTAACAATCCGTTCAGTGGTGATTATAACGACTTAACTAATAAACCAGTTATACCTACAGTACCAAGTGCATTAAGTTCATTTGCTAATGATGTAGGATACTTGGCGGCAGGAACAACTTCAGATCAAATAGCTGAAGGTGTAACTAACTTATTCTTTTCAAATGCAAGAACAGATGCACGTATACAAGCGGCGACTGTTCAAAGTTTACATAACTTTTCAACACCAAGTGCAGGTGATGATGGAAAAGTTGTTTATTACGATCATGCATCACAAACTTTTAAATTTACAACTACTGTAACAGAAGTAGATACTATTGATTCAGTATTAGCTAGAGGCGGAACTACTGCTAGAGATTTTAATTCAACAGGTAAAGTTTACTTCTCAAACGTATTTGCAACTGTTAATGATTTACCAAGTGCGGCAACATATCATGGTATGTTTGCACACGTACACGCAACAGGTAAAGCCTACTTTGCACATAGCGGAGATTGGATACCTTTAGCAAACGAAGGTGGTAGTGGAACATTAGTACAAGTAGCGGCAGACGATTCAACAGTAAGAAATATTAGCTACGGTGAAACTTTACAAATTGCAGGTGGTGGCGGAATAACTACTGCCTCAGATGCAGAAGGTAAAATAACAATTACCTCAAGTTTAAATTTAGGTGACATTAACGATGTTTTTACAACAGGTGCAACAAACGGACAAGCACTTATTTGGGATAATGCACAAAGTAGATGGGAACCAGGAACAGTATCAAGTTCAATTAGTAACATTGGTGATTTAAATGATGTAAACACTACAACAATTACACCACAAAATGATTATGCTTTAAGTTGGGTAGCGGCAAGTAATGAATGGAGACCTCGTGCATTAAACAATGTAGACGCGGCGACAGTTTCAGTAACTACTGATTCAACAGCGGCGGCACAGTTTCCAGTATTTGTTGGAACTGAAGGCGGAGCTCAACAAGTAGCTAGAACAGATGCTAACTTCAATTATAATCCAAGTACAAATACTTTAGTAGTACCAACTTTAAATGCAACAAACGTAAATGTTACTGGTACATTAGATAATGGAACAAGTGAAATTAATGTTGGCACACACTTTAAAATGGCAAGTGCCGCAGAAACTAGATACTATGCAGGTGACAACGGAAACTATACTGCCGTTAGAGCACCAGCAACACTAACAACTGATACAACATTTATTTTACCAGACGGTGATGGTAATGCTGATGAAGTTTTAAAAACAGACGGTGCTGGAGTATTAAGTTGGGTCGCTCAAAGTGGCGGAGGAAGTCAAAACGTATTCCAGAATATAGCAGTAGCAGGACAAGGTACAGTTACAGCAGATACTACAACAGATACATTAACTTTAGTTGCAGGTACAAACGTAACAATTACTACTGATAACGGCACTGATACAATTACAATTAATTCAACAGGTGGCGGTGGAGCAGGTAACCCAGGTGGTTCTGATACACAGGTACAATTTAATGATGGTGGTAGCACATTTGGTGGTGACGCAGGTTTAGTTTATAATAAAACAAGTGATACACTAACAACAATTAATATAAATGCAACTACTGTAACAGCAACAACTATTGAAGCTGATACAATACAAACTTCAGGAACAGGTATTCCAACATTTACTAGTGCAAGTAATATTATATTTGATGCCGCGAATGCCGTTGTATTACAAAGAACTCCTTTAAGATTAGGAAGTTACGATCAAGATGGTATTAACGGATTAACTGGTAACCCAGGTGATTTAATATATGATGCAAATTCCAATGAAATGGTATTTTGGAATGGAAGTACTTGGAAAGGTGCAGGAGCACAATTTAGTTTTAGCATAGGTGCTGATGACTCTTCAATGAAAGTTGTTAACAGCAACGAGTCAATTAAGATTGCAGGTGGAACAGGTATTACAACTTCAAGTGATACGGAAGGTAACATTACTATTACACGTGGTAATATGGACCTTGATGATCTTGCAGACGCAACTATAACAACACCAGCTTCAGGACAATATTTAAAATGGAATGGTAGTGCTTGGGTTAACGATTCACTATCAGCTATTAGTATAAGTACACCAGCCGCAGGTGATATGGTTTATTACAATGGTAGTGCTTGGGCGGCAACACAAGGACCAGTTTACTACTACACAGTTTCAGCTAATGGATCAAGTTCATATAGATTTGCAGGACCTGGAATAGAATCAACAAAAGATAATCCAGACTTTACATTGTATAAAGGTGCTACATATATTTTTGTTAACTCTACTGGAGCATCACACCCATTTGCAATTAGAACAGCCGCAGGTGGAAGTTCATTTACAGAAGGTGTTAGCGGATCAACAACAGGAACACAGATATTCACAGTACCACATGAAGCAAGTGATACGTCATTGGTATACCAGTGTACAATTCACGCAGGCATGGTAGGTAACTTAACAATAGTCTAGGAGTTACTATGTCAGAGAAACACTACGTCGTTTCATTAAAAAAGGGAGTAGATAAGGAACAGTTTTTAAACGAACTGAACACTTCAACATCTATTACTGATATTCCAGATAGAGTAGTAGACAATGTAAACACTAGACCAAGCAGTAAACGTATGTTAGAAGTTTCTTTAACAGACGAAGAAGCAACAGCATTATTAAAAGATTCAAGAGTAGGTGGTGTTAACGAACCTTTAGTATGGTCCGATGAATGGTTAGACTATGAACAGTCAGGAACATTTATTAGAGATAACACATCTACTTCAAGAGATAATTGGGCTTTCAAAAGACACATAGTAGAAACTAATCCATGGGGAACTGGTGCACAAACTAGTGACCTAGCAGGAACATACGATTATCATTTAGACGGTACAGGTATTGATTATATACACCAAGAAAATAAATTTAGATTTGACCACGAAGAATGGCAAGACAAAGATGGCAACAGTCGTTTACAACAGTTTCAATGGAACACACTTCCTAACATGGGGTCATTACCAACTATAGATTATAGTAACAGTTCAGGATCAAACTATCACGCAACACATTGTTGCGGAACAGCAGTAGGTAAAACTTATGGCTGGGCCAAGAATGCAAACATATATTGTTTAGATATGGGAGCTATAGGTCAAAGTGCTTGGTTTGATGCTATTAAAGAATTTCACAAAGCAAAAAATGTTAATCCATTAACAGGTTTTAAAAGACCAACAGTAGTAAGTGCAAGTTGGGGTTACAAATCTTATTTTGCTAATATAACAGATATTAATTTTAGAGGATCAAGTGTAGGCTCTGTTAAAAGTTCTAGCTACGGAATGCTTGGAGATGGTTCAAATAGATTCAATGCACAGATTTATAACTTGATGGCAGAAGTAGAAGAAATGCAAGACGAAGGTGTACACTATCATAAGAGTGCAGGTAACCAAGGACAAAAATTATGTTACGAAGGAGATGTAGATTACAATAACTATATTACAAGAAGTGTAAGCTCAGGTAATATTACAGCAGGTAATCCTATATACTACAACAGAGGTGCAGGTAATATTGGACCAGACACTATTGTTTGTGGTAACTTAGATAGTGCATTGTATTCAAGTTCAGAAGCCTGTGAAAGTGGAAGTGATAAAGGACCAAGAGTTGATGTATATGCGGCAGGTACAAATATTGTTAGTGCGTATAATACAAGTTCAACAGCAGTTCTTAATTTAAGTGGAACATCAATGAGTACTCCTAATGTAGCAGGAATGAGCTGTTTAGTATTACAACTAAATCCAGGATTTACTCCAGCACAATTAAGAGAGTGGTGGCATAAGAATAGTCTTAAAGGATTATTATATCAAGGTTCAGTAGACGAAAGTACACCAGCTACTTTCTTTAATAACAATAGAAATTTAATGAGTCCAGATGCAACATCTAATAGAATTGCATACTTAGGTCAATCAACTAAAAGAACTTTTAGTAAGAAAAAAGGTTTAGATACAACAGGACGTGATGGATTTACGTTAGGTGGTAATTTATAATGGCACAAGAAGAATATAGAGTTATAACAAATAAAGGAACTGATATTGCAGAAATAGATCAGTTACTACAAAAAGACACTTCAGGTGATTCAAGTGTTGACTCAAATATTATTCCTGATAGAACTTGTGATGTTTCACACGCAAAAGCAACTAACAATAGAATTACTTGTTATATGCTTGAACCAGAAGAAGCTGAAAAATTAAAAGCTGACGGAAGAATTTTAGACGTAGAAGCTTCAAGCATAGATCAATATGCAGAACTTTTTGAAACGCAAACTGCACAATTCCAAAGAACAACAACTGCTAACCAAGATGATAAGAACTGGGGATTGTATAGACACATACGAGATTCTTGGCAAACAGACCAAGCGGCTAGTACTACTTTTTCAGGAGATTACAACTACACATTAGACGGAACAGGTGTTGACATTGTTATACAAGATGACGGTATTGATCCAACAGGACATCCTGAATGGGAAGATGCTAATGGTACAACAAGATTTCAACAAATAGATTGGTATGCGGCATCAGGTGTAGCAGGTACAATGCCAGCAAACTTTTATACAAATAATTATACAGATTCAAATGCCGCAGGTGCTCATGGAAGTCATTGTTGTGGTATTGCCGCAGGTAAGACATACGGTTGGGCCAAAAATGCAACACTTTATTCTGTAAGATTATTTGGTGGTACGGCGGCTATGAATATGAATGACATTTATGATGTTATTAGAGAATGGCATTTGAAAAAGCCAATTGATCCTAACACAGGATTTAGACGTCCTACTATTGTAAATCAAAGTTGGGGTTATTCTAGTACATATTCTCTTAACGGACAAATTACACACGTTTATTACAAAGGTGTTGATCAAGGTATCACAGCACAAAATTATTCAAGTGCATTAGTAAACTACGGAATGACTGGAAGTAAACACCCTTTAGTAAGTAGTTCTAATGATGTTGAACAACAACAATTAACAGACGCAGGTATTATTTGTGTCAAAGCGGCCGGTAACGCATATCACCCTTGTGCGTATGGAGTAGCAGGATCAGGTGAATACGGTAGTGATATCTATAACAGTTATTATAGAACAGCTTCGTATGGAGCATTAGAAATTTATTATAATCGTCCTAGTTCACCACATAGTGAAGATACTTTATGGGTAGCAAATATGGACACACAACAATACGGAACAGAAGAAAAAGTTAGATCAGATAGTGAACGTGGACCAAGAATAGATATTATTGCCGCAGGTGATGATATTTCTAGTGCAACTAGCCAAGTAAGTTTATATGGCAGTAAAGAATTATACCCAGGAAGTTCTACGCATTATATGGCTAAGATTGGCGGAACTAGTATGGCGGCTCCACAAATAACAGGAATGGGTGCTTTATGGTTACAAGCAAACCCAGGTGGAACTGCACAACAATTTAAAGACTTTTTAAAAAATCATTCGTTAAAAGGACAAATATACGATTCAGGTACAGCAGAAAGTTTTAGTTATGGTAACAGTTACCCACGTTTATACGGTGCTCCAAATAGAATGGCGTATTGGCCTTATAATAGCCCAAATCCATTAAAATTTAGAGGCACTAGTGGGAATGACCAATAGATAAATACAGTATAGGATAAGATATGGCTTTACAAACAATAAACATAGGAACACTAGCAAACGACGGAACAGGTGATGATCTGCGTGAAGCATTTATTAAAGTTAATCAAAACTTTGATGATTTAGATCTTCGTTCACCTGAGTCAACTACTGTATCTAATTTAGGAAACACTGGAGAAGGTGTTTTTGCACAAAAAGTAGGGTCAGCTTTACAATTAAAGAAACTAGTATCAGGTTCTAATGTAACACTAACTAGTTCTACAACAGGAATTACTATTAATGCTACTGGCGGATTACAACAATTAAACGTTGTTTCTGATGCAGGAAGTATGCAATTAGCAGACGGGCAAACATTAAATATATTTGGTGGCACAGGTGCTAGTACAAGTGTAAGCGGAAATGTTTTATCAGTAAATTCCAATGCTGAAGTTAAGTCAGATACATCACCCGAATTAGGTGGAAATCTAAACGCATTAGGAAATGATATTTCTAATGTAAATACACTTACAGCAAGTAATTTTAACGGTGCATTAACTGGTAACGTTTCAGGGTTAGTTTACGGTGTTGATATTAGAAACATTGAGCCTAACACAGCTGGTTTTGACTTTGGTCAAATGAGCAATGACGTTAGAGGTTTATCAGATTGGTTAATATATCAAACTGACATCGACTTTGGTGGCATAATGTCGCCAGATGCAAGATCATTTGACGCAGGAGTAATAAGCTAATGGCAACACTAACAATAACATCAAACGGTTTACCTAATCCAGCTCAATTTGGAAAACCTTTTGGCAATAATGCTTTTTCGCCAAGTGCGAATGTGGCATCGGCACAATCATATAATTATTCATTTACATACAGAGGTGGAGAGAATACTAGTAACCCACAGTTGGTTACAGCTCTTACACCATTAGGAATTTTCAACAACGGTGTTGTATTTTATAGTCCATCAGCAGGAGTTGGTGCAGTTCCTCCAGGATTAGATCCAAGTTCAGACGCACCAGGAACAGGCTTTGAATATAATGCAGTTCAGTTTAGAACAAACTACGGAGGAGATGACGCAGGGGGATGGCCAGAAATCAGCGGACAGTATCACTATATGTCAGGTATGATATTAAACTTACCAACAGGTTCAAGTGAAGCTAGTGCAGGCTGGAATACAGCAATGGTTACAGGAGCAAGTCCGGCGGCAACTTATTACACAGGAAGTAACTTTAGTGGAGATCACTTTAGACACGCAGACGGACACAGTAAAATTATAGGATATTGTTTTGACGGTTATCCTATATACGGACCTTATGGTTATTCAGACTACAATGATCCAGCATCAGCAGTAGTTAGAATGACAAGCTCTTATCAATATTACTCAACAGAACCAACAGGTAGAGGATACTTGTATGGTGCCAAAACAGCAGGAACGTTTATTAACGATCATGAATATCAAATTGGTACTGGTAAACTAGATGAGTATAATGGTAGATTTGAAAAAACCCCAGAATATACATCAGGAACATATTGTTATCACTTAACTGTAGACGCAAGTTTACAGCCTGTATACCCATATATTGTTGGACCTAGCACAAAACAACAAAGAGCATTTTAATAGCCACCAAGATCCGATAAATACTGTAAAGTGAAGGATTTAAGATGGCAGTACCACAGTGGACACAAAATTCGGGATATAAACTAGGAACTCTACAAGAAAGAGTTACTACTTCTATCACGTTACCTATTGCTCCAGGATCAGCGAGTGGAACAGGGTTTGACCCTGCACAAACATCTGTCAGTTTACCTGCTCAAGGTAGAATACAAAATAGTACAACTATTTCAATTACTAAAACTTGGACACAAGGTGGTGTAGCTACAACTTACACATATCCTATATCTGTTAGAATTCCAACAATACCTGCATTAACAAATAAACGTGTTCCAGTTGCAATATTATTGCATGGTGATGGTGGTAATGGTGCAAATGAAATTAACGATTGGCAAAACTATTTAGGTGATCATATTCTTATAGCACCAACAGGTTATAACAATGCTTGGAACGTTGCACACGAAACAACAAAAGCACCAGACATAGAATTTTTAAAAGATTTAATTACACACTTAAAATTTTATTCAAACGTTGATAGTGGTAAGATTAGATTAGTTGGATTTAGTAACGGTGCGGCATTGGCTAATAGAGCATACGTAGAAATAGATGATGTAGCTTTAGATAGTATATGTACAATAGGTTCACAGTTTTTTGATCCTATGTTTAGAAACGATACATTTTATATTCCATCAGGAGAAACAGGTATTACATCAGCAGAATACAATACTGCAAAGACTCCTATAAAGCCAAGAAGATTTTTAAACATACAAGGTACAGCAGATGCAACTATTCCTTATGCCGGTGGGGCACACGCATTTGGGTATTCATTTTTAGAAGCTCAAGATAGTGTATACCAAGTAGCAAAATCACAAGGTTACACAGGAGCAATTATTCCAGATGCTGGAGGAATATTTTATGGTGTATCAGGAACTTATTATTACAGTTATCTAGCTGGTTCAGTTATTCATTATAAAACTAGTGCTGGACATAGTGTTGAAGATTATATGAGAACTATTGTTGGTAACTATTTAGGTTACACAACTACAAGTGCTCCAGATATATTTTTAGAATTTGGTTCTGTTACAGAAATTAATTTAAACACAGATATCATTACACTTATAAGTGGAGAACTTCCACCAGGTATGCGTTTACAAGATAACAAGATTGTAGGTACGCCATTTGAAGTTTCAAGAGATACAGATTACGAATTTGTTTTAAGAGCAAAGAATAATGATGGTACTAGAGATAGAACATACAAAATTGAAATACAAGGACCTGATAAACCAGTATGGACAACTAATGCAGGTAAGTTACCATTAGGACCTAATAACAGTTTTTATATACTAGATAATAGTATAGTAGACTTCCAATTATCTGCCATTGATGCAGATTTACCAACAGGACAAAATTTAGAATACTTTATATCAGATGGAGATGGTACGCTACCTCCAGGAATAACGCTAACCACAGATGGTAAGTTAGTTGGTATCGTTGATCCAATTATGGCATTAGACGAAAGAAGTGGTAATGGCTATTATGATATGGCACAATACGATTCATTTGCGTTTGACTTTGGTATGAGAAGTGCAAATGGTTTTGAAAGTTACTACTATGACACACAAGGTTATGACTACGCAATACCTACACAAAGTCCTAAGAAATTAAACAGAATATATGAATTTACTGTAAGTGTAAGTGATGGCGATACTATTGAAGAACGTAAGTTTCAAATATTTTTAGTTGGAGATGATTTCCTACGTGCAGATAATACTATTATGCAAATAGGTACAGGATTATTTACTGCTGATAACACATACTTAAGAACTCCGCTTTGGTTAACTCCAGCAGACTTAGGTTACAAAAGAGCAAACAACTACGTAACAATATTTTTAGAAACTTATGTTTCTGAAACACTAGTAGGTGTTATGTCATATGAATTACAAGCAACTAATGATGATGGTAGTGCAAGTACAATACCACCAGGAATGGTTATAGATCCTACTACAGGTGAAATTGCTGGTCGTGTTCCTTATATGCCTGCGGTAACTAAAGAATATAAATTTACTGTATCAGCTAAAAGATATACAAGTATTAGTAAAGAATCTTTAATAGCAGAAAAACAAAAAACGTTTACAGTTAAAATATTAGGTGAAGTTGAAAGTACAATTACTTGGAATACTCCGGCGGCACTTGGTAGTATTAATGCAAACTTTATTAGTACGTTTTCTGTTAATGCAACAACAACTGTAAGTGACTCAAGTTTACTTTATGATATAACAGCAGGAACTTTACCACCAGGACTTATACTAAATTACAATGGAGAAATTGTAGGTAAAGTAAGACAGTTTGCTAGTGGTACACTTTTAGGTTTAACAACTATTGATGACAATAGTTTTAGTATGGACGGTGGTACAACTACTACAGATAGAAAATTCAAATTCACAATTCGAGCAAGAGATAGATTTGGATTTAGTGCAACTACTAGAGAATTCAATATAGTAGTAAGCGATCCAGACAACGTAACGTATAGTAATCTCTACGTAAAACCACTTCTTAAAAGCACACAGAGGTCTGCATACAGCAACTTCATTGGTGATCCTAACGTGTTTACACCCAGCTCAATTTATAGACCAAACGATCCAGAATTTGGTTTACAAAAAGAAGTTAAGATGTTGGTATACTCAGGATTGGAAACAAAAGAGATTAGAGAATATATTGCGGCAACTAGATTAAATCACAAAAGAAAAAGATTTAAAATGGGTTCTATAAAAACTGCTACTGCTAAAAAGGCAGGTACTACAACATCTATCTATGAAGTAGTTTATGTTGAAGTAATTGACCCAGTTGATGTTACATCAGGTGTTACAAAAGTAAGATCTAAAGATACTATTATAAATCCTAAAAAACTTACTGTTGATAGTGTTGAATATGAAACAAGTGATGACGCTTCTAAAGAAGGATCAGGCTTGGCAGTATTCATGGTTACAAATTCCATTGGTCAAACTATTCTAGTTAGAGCATTAGGTAATGATGTAGCCATTATGGCTAGAAATGGTGGAAGTATAGTTATTGACGCTGATGGTATTATTAACGTAACTACAAGAACAGGTGCTGAACTACAGGCGGCTCAGATAGCTACAACATCAAGTGATCCATTTAGATTTAGACCAAATGACACACCTATTAAAGTATCAAGTAATGCTGTTAAAATTAGTGATCCAAACAGCCAAACTAGATACATAAGCAATATTACTAATATGAGAGCTAATTTAAGCCAAGTAGGAGTTACAGAACAGAACTTTTTACCACTATGGATGTCTACTGCACAATCAAATACAGTAGAAGAATTAGGGTATGTTACTGCTATTCCACTATGCTACTGTAAACCAGGAACAAGTGCTCAAATACTGTTAAATATCCAGAATAATGGCTTTGATTTCCGTCAATTAGACTTCGAAATTGACAGATATGTCATAGACAATACTAAAGGAAACAGCAACGAGCAATATATTCCATTCGGGAATTACAGCTTTAATGTTTAGCAGGATAAATATATACACTAGAGAGGAACAAAAATGGCAAGTAATATAGACAGTACAGGTATTGACGCAACATATCCGATAGCGGGACAAGATAACGATTCCCAGGGTTTTAGAAATAACTTCAATACTATTAAAAATAACTTTACTGCGGCAAAGAGTGAAATTGAATCACTTCAAACTAACTCTGCTAAATTAAATGCTGGTAACGACTTTCTAGGTAATGATGTTAGTGGTGCGAACTTAATTGCAAACACTACAAAATTATACGCAGGTGGAACTATTACAGGTCCACAAAACGTATCCTTTACAAATGGTAATTATCAAACGTTCACAATAGGTGCTTCGTTAACACTTACATTTGCAGATTGGCCTACAGCAAATAAAGTAGGAAAAATAAGATTAGTATTATTAGATACACTAGGTGACAGTACAACAAGAACTGTTACTTGGGCAACATCAGGTGGCGGAACTATTAAAACAGGTCCAGGTTGGCCTAGTCCGTTCGTTGTTGAATCCAATGTAAACCCTGTCGTAGTTGACTTTTGGACTAGCGATGGTGGTACTACTGTGTATGCTGAATACGTTGGCGTATTTACTTAATAGGTAAGTATTATGGATCATCCGTTAGGTGAAGATACCTCGGTTTTATCAGATGAACAGTTAGATCAAAAAATAACTTTATTAACTAAGAAGTTCTTCCAAACTAGAAACCCACAAACCAAATCACAATTAAATTTGTTGCTCGATATGTATAAACTTGAGTATAAAGATCGTATATTGAAAAAACGAGCAAAAGGTAAAGACCATAAAGGTAACGATCTTGACAAATTAATTAACATCGAGTAAAATAATACTTGACTTTTTAACTAACATCAAGTAAAATACAATTAATGCTGATGAAAACTGACGAATTAGGAATACCACGATTTTCAAATAAAGATCTTATTGATATGATCTATACAGGTCATATTGATAAATGTCATGTTGTATTATGTGATCCAAATGATGACATAGAAAAATTTAATACACTTGCAGAAGAAAATGGTATAGACAAACTCAAAAAATATGTTCCATTAGATGTGGACCAAAAAACATTTGACGGTGTATGTCAAAGTGAATGGTTTATGCCTGAGGAATATAAAAATTTGGATATTAATACACACATACTTACACGTCTAATGGAACACTTACAAAATGACGATGTAGATGAAGTTACAAAAAGTCCTGAATGGAATAGGGCATTTGAAGAATTAGAAGAATTTAAAAGACGTGACATGACTAACTTGCTCAAATATATGGCATATTTGGTAAGCTATATGAGAGAAAATAATATATTATGGGGTGTAGGACGTGGATCTAGTACGGCTAGTTATGTACTATTTTTGATTGGCGTACACAAGATCAACTCAATCCAGTTTGGACTAGACTGGCGTGAGTTCCTTAGATAAATACGTATATAATTAGGAGAAGAAAATGGCAGTAAAACAAAGCGGACGTAAAACATATAAGACTATGCAAGGTAAACAAGTCGATATGGATTTACTACGTCAAAGAAATGAACTTACTCCAGCCGTAGGAAATGCTCGTGTAAATGCACGTGGTGATGAATTAGGCCCAGGTGGTAAGATCATTAAAAAACGTGAAGATGTTTTAGGTGAGTACTATAGAGATCATCCACAAGCCGTTCCGAACGAAGTACCTGGACAAGGTACTGTAGAAGCTGATGAAGAAACTAAAGATGCAGTTAAAAAAGTTGCAGAAGAAGTTGCTCCACAGGTTGTTAAGGACGAAGCTGTAGATGAGATGGCTGAAATCGATGCTGAAGCTGATGAAACAGGTACAGCTTGGGTTGAAGACGCCGATGGTAATTTTGTAAAAAAGGACAAGTAGTCAATGGACGCAACGACACTAGGTGCTGGGCCAAAGCTCAAACCTCAACTGAAGGGAACACTTAGGCCTATCAAAGATCGTGTGTTAGCATACAACATGAACTTTGGTGAACGTAAGACAAAAGGCGGTATCATTATAACTAGTGACGACGGACAGGAACGTGGAATACGTTCTCGTTGGTGTCAAGTATACGCCAAAGGACCAACTAACAAAGATGACTATGAAGTAGGTGATTGGATCTACGTAGACCATGGTCGTTGGAGTAGAGGTGTTATGTTAGACGAACCTGAATTAGGAAAAATTGAGGTTAGACTAATTGACACTAAAGATGTTTTATTAATGTCAAAAGAACAACCAGAAGATGGCGTTATTGGAACTAACACAGATTTATCACAGCCAACAATAGACCCTAGCAGTTTCGTTAGGGAAGAATAGAAAGGATATCCTTTGCCTAATATAGACCTCAACAAATACCAAGACTTTGTGTCTGAAGTAACTTCAGATGAAAGTGGAAAACCAGGAGCATTAATATCTAAGCTCGGTGAAATGAATATTAAGAATAAAGATGTTAATGTAGCATTACTACTAACTGGTGGTATAGGGCTATCTTCAGAAACAGGAGAATTTAATGAAATTATTAAAAAATGTATCTTCCAAGGTAAACCACTTAATGATGAAACTGTATTTCATTGCAAACGAGAACTTGGTGATATTATCTGGTATTGGATTAACAGTTGCCGTGCTCTTGGCTTGGACCCTAACGACGTCATAGCAGAGAACGTAAACAAATTAAAATCCAGATATCCAGGTGGTGAATTTGATGCATATTATTCGGAAAACCGCCAGGACGGAGATCTATAAGATTACGGCAGATTAAATACTGTCATGGACCTCGAATTAGAAAAAATCAAAGTACTAGATGATGTTATACCGCAATGGTTACATCAACAAGCAGTAGAAACAGTACCATACCTTCCACTACATTGGGGACATAGAGGATTAGGACCTTCACAAGGTTATCAGTTCTTTAGCGATCAATGGAAACACGAAGAAATAGAAGACGCACCATGGGTACTACGTGCAATATGGATGGCGTTTGAAGAACAAAAACACCAGATCGATCCCGATGTTGGTGACATACAGCTTAACCAGATTCAAATTAACTTGACGACTAAGGACCATATAGGAGGTCTTCATGTAGATATTCATGACGGCACAGAAGCATATACAATGGTTTATTCTGTATGTGGAGATACTGGTATGGACTTCTGGAGTAATAACCCAGAACATATTAATCCACGTATTGCAGAGTTGGCTGATGCAGTTGGTAAAGGAAAAGCTACGCAAGAAGAAGTAGAAGAAGAAATGCGTAAGACAAAAGAACGTGCAAAAGCAAAAGGCGAAATGAGAACAAAAGACGAAACGTGGTACGAAGATGATTTTAGTAATCACGAAGGTGAGTTAGATAGTTATAAATGGCATTCAGTAGATTATAAAGATGGAAGATGTATAGTATTTCCTAGTAAGTTTATACACCAAGGTTTACCACCTAAAGTAGTAAGTCCTAGAGTAACAATAGGTTATATTTTTAGTGGAAAAACTTCTAAGTTTGCAAGAGACAGACAAGTTATTATGCCTATATTTAAAAAAGAACAACAAGCTATTCAAGAACAAGCTATTGCACCAGGTATGGATCATGGTAGTCATGGAATGCAACAAGACAGGAGACATAAGTGAGTATAATAGTAATAGACGATATTGTACCTGTTTGGTTACGTGAACAATGTGAGGCGGCTTTACCACATCAAAAAATTGTTTTTAGTCAAAAAGGATTTAATACTACTTGGCACGATTTAAACGAGTTACCTTGGGAATTAAAAGCTATATGGTGTGCATTTAACTATAGACGTCATGATGTAAAAGCAAAGATTAATCCTCCTATATTTGGAAAAGCAGGATTCTTAACTTTATTAAATGTACAAACAAATATGTCAACAGAAGAACACTTTCCTGATATGATTGCAATGGACGAACCTTATGATCATGACGGCTCAGGTAAAATGGTTTATTCTGACAAGTCTAATTGGGTATTCTATTATATGTTACAAGGTGATAGTCCAATAGAATTCTATCAAAGAGATGGTAAAACTGTTTTTGAAACTGTAGAATTTAAACCAGGTAGATGTGTGGCCTTTCCCGCTCGAACATTACATAGAGAAATTAAACCAAAAGAAGTAACTCCCCGTTTTAGTGTATCTTTCCTTTTTAGTGGATTATATGCTTGACTTTTATTAATCTTTATTGTATAATAATACAAAATAGGAGTATATATGAAACTTCCAACAACTGAATTACAAGGAATTGGAACAACTGGGCTAACCGGTATAGTGTTAATGACCTTACATATTACAGGTTACTTAACAACTTGGTATTGGATACCTTTATACGTTGTTTTGATTTTAATGGGTATTGGACAAGAACGTGGCGCCAATAAAAGATGAAGGTAAACATACAAGATATTGGCGGAGAAGTTGCCAAAGAAGATGAAAGATATATTGTAAAAGATAATACATCATTAAAAAATCTTGTTTTAAGCAGTACCGATCTAAAACCTTATAAGTCTACTAGTGGACATAAACACAACGGACAAGAAGAAGTATATTACTTTATTAAAGGCAGTGGCAGAATGGAATTAGACGATAAAGAAATATCATTTGTAGAAAATGATGTAGTATTAATTGAAGATGGAGTATTTCATAAAGTACACGCAGGACCATTAGGAGCATATTTTGTTTGTGTTTTTGATGGAAGGAGAACGCATTGATTATAGGCATTACATTTAGTTCATTTGACTTGTTCCATTCCGGACACGTTGCTATGCTTAAAGAAGCAAAAGCTAATTGCGATCATTTAATAGTAGGAGTACAAACTGATCCAACTATTGATCGCCCAGATAAAAATAAACCAATCCAAAGTGTATTTGAAAGATATGTGCAATTAGAAGGTTGCAAATATATTGATCAAATTGTCCCTTATGCTACAGAAAAAGAAATTGAAGATATACTTTTAACATATAAAATTGATAAACGTTTTATTGGAGAAGAATATAAGACAAAAGAGTTCACAGGTAAGCAATTATGTGTTGACAAAGACATAGAATTGTACTATAATAAAAGACAACACTCTTTTAGTACAACTAATTTGAGAACAAGGATAGTGGAGGCAGATAAGTGAAAGAACTTTGGGTAGAAAAATATCGTCCGAAAACAGTAGACGGATATGTGTTTAGAGATGAACACCAAAAATCACAAGTACAACAATGGATTAAAGAAAAGACAATTCCGCATTTGTTGTTTAGTGGTAATGCAGGTATAGGTAAAACTACATTAGCAAAATTATTATTTAATGAACTAGAAATTAACGACTTAGATGTACTTGAAATAAATGCAAGTAGAACAAATAGTGTTGATGATGTAAGAGATAAAATTGTAAACTTTGTACAAATGATACCTTTTGGTCCATTTAAAGTAGTACTACTTGATGAGGCAGATTATTTAAGTCCAAATGCACAGGCGGCATTACGTGGTGTGATGGAAGAATATCATACTACAAGTAGATTCATATTAACTTGTAACTATCCAAACAGAATTATTCCTGCACTTCATAGTAGATGTCAAGGCTTTCATATTGCAAAAGTAGACACAAACGAATTTACAGCAAGAGTGGCAGAAATTTTAATTGCAGAAGGTGTACAACCAGACTTAGATACACTTGACACTTATGTAAAAGCAAGTTATCCTGATTTACGTAAATGTATTAATACTGTACAAATGAATTCACAAGACGGCAAACTTCTTAAACCAAACGAAAGCGATAAAAACGAAGCTGACTGGAAACTTGAAATGGTCGAACTGTTTAAAGCAGGAGATATTACAAAAGCAAGGAAACTTGTTTGTGCAAGTGCTAGAGCAGAAGAGATGGAAGAAGTTTACAGATGGCTTTATGACAATATTGAATTGTTTGGTAATGAGGAAAATCAAGATAAAGCAACAATCATAATCAAACAAGGATTAGTGGATCATACATTAGTTGTAGATCCAGAAATAAATTTAGCGGCAACATTAATCAAACTAGCAAGGTTGTAAAATGAAGATCCGGTACTACCACAAAATAGACGGGTGGAGATGGTTAGGATTTATTCTTGCAATGGCTTCAGCTTTCATATTAAGTGGGGGTGATCCTGCTGTACAATGGGTAGGTTGGTCGGTTGCTTGTTTCAGTTGTTTAATTTGGATTTACATGGGAGTAAAGGACAAGGATACTCCACGTGCTTTAATGGAACTATTTTATCTAGTTTTAGCAGTACGTGGTATTCTTAGCTGGACAATGTAAATAGTTGTATGACATATCTCGTAAACGACAAGTGTACCAACTGTAAGCATATGACCTGTGTGGAAGTGTGCCCAGTGGATTGTTTTTATGAAGGCGAGAATATGCTCGTTATTAATCCTGATGAATGTATAGACTGTGGTGTTTGCGAACCTGAATGCCCTGTAGATGCAATTATTCCTGACAGTCAAGACGATGGTAAGTGGCTGGATATCAATAGTAAATATAGTTATGAATGGCCCAACATTACTAAGGCAAGACCCGAAGATGTATTGGCTGATAAAATTCCGGTAGTACATATAGGTATATCGGAAAAACCAGGTAAAGGAGATTAATGATATGAAAATGAGAGCTTCACATATTCTATTTTCTTATGCCGGTGCGAAAAACAGTACGCATAGTCGAGGTATTGCGTTTGCAATGAAAGACGCTGAACGTGTACAAAAAGAAATTCAAGATGGAAAAATTTCTTTTGAGATCGCCGCAAAAGAAAATAGTGCTTGTCCGAGTGGTAAGCGATCAGGTGGAGATTTAGGTTGGTTTTTACCAGAAGATATGGTAGTAGAATTTACTACTGCCTGTCAATCTATTCCTAAAGGCGAGATGGGTGTTCACCCAATAGTCACCGAGTTCGGTGTACACATTATTTACAGAACAGGATAAAAAATGAAAGTTAAATTAATTTCATATAGTAAGGCACCAGATGATTTAGAGTTATTTGATTGTCAAGAGCTAATTGCCTTTTGTGCTAGGGTAAGTAATCCTGCTAATCAAATGAATCACGAAACAAGTGGTAAATTAATCAAATACTTGATTAAGCATAAGCATTGGTCACCATTAGAAATGGTTAGTGCTTGTTTAGAAATAGAAACAACTAGAGATATTGCACACCAAATTGTAAGACATAGAAGTTTTAGTTTTCAAGAATTTAGTCAACGTTATGCAAAGCCAACAGATATGGAAGAATCATTTACATATAGAGAAGCAAGATTACAAGATCCAAGTAATAGACAAAATAGTATTGAGTTCCATGATGTTGAATTGGAAATGGCTTGGGGTAATAGACAAAAAGCAATTATTAAACAAGCTAAAGAAACATATGATTGGGCTATTGCACAGGGTATTGCAAAAGAACAAGCCAGAGTCGTACTACCTGAAGGCTTAACTGTGACTAAATTATATATGAATGGTACTTTAAGAAGTTGGGTCCATTATATTGAATTACGTGGAGCAAATGGTACACAAAAAGAACACATGGAAATTGCTCGTGAATGTGCCAAAGCTATTACTAAAATATTTCCACTAATAAAGGAACTTGATGTTTAATTGGAAAAAGGAATCAGACGAACCAAAAGTTTATTTTGAAACAGAAAATTGGGCTGTAAGAAAATACGCACCAATAAGACCTGCTTCAGAATTTCTTCCTAGTGCATGGAAGAAAATGCCTACTTTTACTGATAAACAAAAACATAAAATAGATAGCGATCAAACTATTAGAGCTTGTCCAGGTATAGGCGACTATATGAAGACAGGCTTTATTATTCCAGCTTGGTGTGATATGGATATTATTCCTAGTCAAGATGGACTAAATGTAGAAACTAGATATTCAGACCCTAGTTATAATAGTGCGTTTCACCCAGCTGATCAAGTACATAATGAAGCAAGTTCTGTTATGCAAGAGTTTGGTGTTAGGTCAGCAGTAAAATTAGATTGTCCTTGGAAAATATGGCAACCTAAAAACTGGAGTCTAATGTACTTGCCAATGTTTTATTATGAAGATCGAAACTACACAGCACCGCCAGGTATAATTGATCATGACTTAGGTGCTTTAATGAGTCCTCTTAATATTATGTTAAAAGAAATTAAGCCTACGTTTATTAAGTTAGGCGAACCGTTAGTACAAGTAGTACCTATTAAACGTGAAAAGATTGTTGCTCGTACAAGTGAGTTAACTAAAACTGCCGTTGATAGACACAATGCTATAATTCAAACTAATAAGATTACTTTTAACGGATGGTCTAAGTGGCAACACGCCAAGAAAGACTATATTGTAGATGCCCACGACACAGACCTTCCTGGCGATTACACTAAAAAGTGGAAACTAGGCGACTAGTCTCCGTAAATATCTAACACTTCACTAACTGCCTTGTGCCTTTCTATGTCTCCGTGTTGGAAACGGACAATGTCTATATGTGAAGTTTCGTCTCTGTGCCCTTCTAATTTTTTTACAAAATCTAAAAGACCGTTGTTTGACATTCTATCTGCTTGATGCAAATCTCCTGTCACAGCCATTTGTGATCTTTCTCCTATTCTTGTTAATAGCATTTTCATTTGACTTTGTGTTGCGTTCTGCATTTCATCTGCAACAATAAATGCTTTTTTAAAAGTACGCCCTCGCATATAAGACAGCGGAGCAATTTCTACTATGTCATCTTCAAGCATACTAGATATTTCCTTTGGATGGTAGTATTGTTTGAATACATCAAATATAGGTCTTGTCCAAGGAGCCATTTTATCTTCCATAGTTCCTGGTAAAAATCCTAAATCTTCATCTACTGACACAGCTGGTCTTGTAATCACAATCTTGTCAAACAACCCTTCTTTAAAATTCTTAATAGCCACCTGGACCGCTAATAGGGTCTTACCGGTTCCCGCAGGACCAATGCCAAAGACTATGTCTTTTCGGGCGTCCAACAGTTTTAGCATATATGTTTCTTGATTTTTATTTCTAGGTAGTATTTGTACTTGTTTGTGTTTGTGTGGTTGAAAGTTAATAATATTCGAACGTTGCTGTTCGTAACGTCTTTTGCTTCTTTTAGCACCCATTAAGTATCTCCTTATGAGTTAATCACGCAAAGGAACACCTTAATTGTATTAACACAACTAAAATGCGTCTCTACACAAATATTTACCTGGTATAGCTAAAGACAAATATGCTACTATTCAAACTTAACTCGGATAAATAAGTGTATAAGAATGGGTGAACGTATATGCATGATGTAATGGACATAGTTAAAAACGTAGAAGGAATATATGAAAGCGACACCGCTTTTAGCATATTAAAAGACTTTGAACGTGTTTTAGACGAATTAGACTTATATGTGTACGATAATTGGGAAGATGGCGAATTAGCATCTGGACCTAAGATCGATAGACATTGGGTTACTTGCGAGTTTATGTGGCCTAGAGATAAAATGCCAGACCCAATGGGTGGTAAAAGATTACTAGATTACGACTGCAAAGTATCATATGCAAAAAGCTCTATATTAACTCCACGTAAAATACGTAAACCAGACGATATTAGACCTGGTTCTAAAAAAGGTAAGTTAGACCGTAAGCCTATGTGGATAGTAGAAATACAAATGCCTAAGGATTTAATACTTAATATATACAGTGGATACAAAGAACAATTAGACTTTGTTAAAGAACCAGCAGTAGCATCAACACAACCAGCAATAGATGATGTTCCACAAGACGCAGAAGTTAGTGCCGAAGCTGGAGCAGTATAATGGGATTACAAACAAACGATCTTAGAGAATTAGTTTACGATATATTTGAAGTTGACTCATTTAAAAGTAAAATGGGTGACGATAAGAATATAGTTGTATTAAGTTTTTCAACTAGAACTAAAGAATCAGCAAACGACTTAATGAATTTTATAGAGAAAGGTTATCCTTTCGTATTAGATGCTGATGTAACTTCCGGTGAACAACCTGATGCAACATATAAAGTATTTGTTGAGATGGAAAGAACTAAAGAAGTTCCAGAACAAATAGTTGAAATAGTTGATGGTGTACAAAAACTGTCAGATATAGGTAAGATGAAATACAGATACTACAAGAGTTTTAAAAGCGAGGAAGTTAACCTAGAATCGCTTACAAGTATAGTTCCATTAGACAATGATGCTTATGAAATTAAGGTTAATGAAAACAACATGGAGAACTACAAAAACTTCTTTAATAAGAGTTATTTGGATAGTATTGAAATGTTGCAGGACAGCATTACATTTAAGAAAAAATATAGTGGTGATTTAAAACTAAATGTTGTTGATTTTGGTAAAACTGAAGATATAAACAAAGCAGTTACAGAGTCCTACAATATCAATTCTTGGCCTGAAACAATTTACCTTACTAAATACTTAGGCGACTATGATATTGAAAAGTATGGAGATAAGATACTTATTTCCAATAATGGATATACAGTCGTAGCAACAAGGAATTAAAAATGCAATCAAATTACGATAAATGTTTAGAAACAATTCTGCACCATGAAGGTGGATATGTAAACCATCCACAAGATCCAGGTGGAGAAACAAACTTAGGTGTTACAAAAAGAGTTTACGAAGAATGGGGTGGAACAAAAGACATGAAAGACTTATTAGTCGAAGATGTTGCTCCTATTTACAAAAAGAATTATTGGGATAAAATGAAGGGTGATGATTTACCAGGTGGATTAGACTTATGTGTTTTCGACTTTGGTGTTAATGCAGGCCCAGGACGTTCAGCAAAATACTTACAAACTATGATTGGTACAGTTGCTGACGGAGGCATTGGACCTAATACACTAGCAAAGGTGGCTGAGTATGTTGATGCACACGGCATTGAGTCAACTATTGAAAATTTCCAAGGTGAAAGACAAAAGTATTACGAAAGTCTTTCTACTTTTTCAACATTTGGAAGAGGTTGGACAAGAAGAGTTGAAGAAACTACAGATTTAGCCAAACAGTTAGTATGATTAAATACTGCCAGAACTGCGGTAGACAGCACGAAGGCAGATTAGTCGAAGAATTTAAAGATGGAGATAATAAACCTATAGAGATATTGGTTTGTAGCGAACCGCGTTATAGCGAGGACGAAGAATAATATGTTTGGATCTATTAAAATAGCAATGATTGTAATTATGTTAGCAGGTGCTGGCGGAGGATTTATGTATGTAAAAAATCTAAAAGCAGACTTGGCTACATCAGAAGCAAATAATGCCAAGTTAGAACAAAGTGTTGAAAGTCAAAAAGCTGTTATTACACAAATGAAAGCAGACTTTAAAGCAATAACTGAAATTAACGAAAAAATAGAAAAACAAAACAAACTTCTTAAAGCCGAGTTTGCCGCTCTAGATAAAAAATTCAATAAAATAAACGGAAAAGGCGAAGTACGTGATGTTGGTGATCTCGCAACGAAGAGACCATCGTCCGTCGAGAAGATAATTAACAAAGGAACCCAGAATGCAATGAGATGTCAAGAAATTGCAATGGGAAGTCCATTAACGGAGAAAGAGAAAAATGCAACTAAGAAGTCTGAAATCAATTCTGAGTGTCCTAGTATTGCTAATCCTAACTACGTTCCTTACTAGTTGTGGAACAGCAGTTAAGCAATTAGAGATATTCTCAGTAAAAGAAGATAGGCAACCTCTTGCACTACCCGAGCCGTTAACTCCTAAATTAGAAGAAATCAAATGGACTATTATAACCAGCGACAATGCTGATGAAGTGTTTGCTAAACTTAAAGAAGGGGGTGTAGACCCTGTATTATTCGGCTTAACTGACGAAGGATACGAAGCATTAGCTAAAAACTTCGCACAAATACGTGCATATATGCTACAACAAGACGAAATTATCAAGTCGTACAAAGAGTACTACGAATCTACTGATAACAAACCCTCCGACAAAAAGAAATAACGAATAAATACACATATAATAACTGAGGAAATTATATGTGGGAAATGATTGAACGTATGGCTACAGATCGACTGTGGATTTACACAGCTCTGGTTGGGTCTTTGTTTGGGTTAGCTTTTTCAACCTACTTTAAAGGAACAAGATTAGGGATCTGGTTATATGGTTATTTTGATCGTACATTAGATTTTCTAGTAACAAGATGGGGTTGGACTTGGTTTGAACAAGATCCTAAATTGTGGAGAAAGAAGTATCCATTCGTAACTAAAAAGATAGACGAATTAGAACAACGAATTAAAAAATTGGAGAAGAAGTAAAATGCAAGAAGTTATAAAATGCATCGCAGAGCATTTAGGTATAGACGAAAGTAAAGTAACACCAGAGTCACATCTAGTAGATGATTTAAATGCAGATCCGTTCGATACTATTGAATTATGTATAGCAGTTGAAAATGCAACTGGTGTAAAAATTTCAGAATCCGATGGAGATAATGTAACCAAGGTACAAGACTTAATAGATCTTGTTGAGAAGAAATGAACCCGGATTTAAACACATTATCTATGGACCTAACAGAAATGTTAGTACCATGGATAGCGATATTAATTTCAATATCGTTAGCATTCTGGTTTAAAGACTTTGTGGCGTCTTTAATTAAAGGACTAAAGTTCAGAATGAATAGTGCTTTCCAAGAAGGTGACCACGTAATACTAGATGGCGAACAGGCAATAATAGTTAAGATAGGCATTTCAAATACTGTATTTGGCATACACAAAGAAAACGAGGACTATGTTTGGAGATATGTTCCAAATGAAAGAATACCGTTCTTAAAATTAGAGAAGGTCGTGTTTAATGCAAGACCTAAATCTAATGAACATAAGATAAAGAAGAATAGCGATGCTATTCATGAGATTAAAAATGGAAAAAGTAGAAAATAAAAAAAATATTAAACCAGAACTTAAACCAGAAGGGGGCAAGAAAGTGGCAGATGTTACGAAGAAGGTAAACGTAGAGTTAGAAGTTGACACTTCGGTAAAGGATTTAGGTCCCAACCCGTATGCTAGATTAATACACATGGCAAGAGCTGTAGATAGTTGGAGAATTTTTCCTCGTATTTTTATTACAACATACATATACTTGTTATATAAAGTTGTAATTTGGTACATGGCAATTCCACAACCTACTATGGAACAATCAGGACTTGTTAGTATAGTAGTTGGTGCAGGTGCGGCATGGTTTGGTTTATACACAGGTTCAAGATCAGGTAAAAAGTAACCTAAGAGCCGATAAGTAATAGTATGGACTATTACAATACTCTCGGCGTATCCCGAGGAGCATCAGATAAGGAACTTAAACAGGCTTTTAAGAAAAAGTCTATGGAAAGTCATCCTGACCGCGGTGGTGACCAAGAAGAATTCAAAAAAATTAACGAAGCATACCAAACTTTAAAAGACCCTAACAAGCGTCAAATGTACGATCAGTTTGGAACTGCTGACCCACAACAACAAGGCTTCCGTAATAGCTCTCAAAGTTTCCATTTTAACGGTGGTGACTTTAATGAAATATTTTCTACATTTTTCGGCGAAGGATTTGCACAACCAAATAGTCCATTTGGGCAAAGACAGATGCGTAATTCAGACATTACCATTGCCGCAGATATTGAATTAGAAGATATTATAAATGGTAAAGACCTAATAGCTAACTTTAGACTACCTAGTGGCAAACAACAAACAGTAAACATTACATTACCAAAAGGTGTACGTCCAGGAGATACAATACGTTATCCAGGAATGGGTGGTGATCAAGTACCACAAATGCCAAGAGGTAACTTATTGGTTAAAGTAAGAGTCAGAAGACATACCGACTATGAAGTAGATGGCATAAATTTATATATAGTAAGAAATGTAAGTGTGTTCGACTTACTATTAGGCACAAACATAAGAATTGATACTTTACATAAAAGGCAATTAAGTGTTAACGTTCCTCCAGGCACAAATTCCAATACAACTTTCAGCATTAGTGGACAAGGTTTACCAGATCAAAGGTCAGGACAAACGGGAAATTTATTTGTTAAGGTTGTAGGAATAACACCAAACATTACTAACGAAGAAATAAGAGAAAGACTAGCAAAGATAAAAGATGAAATTGATATATCACCCAAATGATTGGTTAGAAAAGAAAGTAGATCCTTTCGACTTTGAAAAGCATGATGCTAAAGAAGTAGAAAAAGAAATGATTGCTATTATGGAGAAGCAATCGGGTGTAGGTTTGGCGGCAAACCAAGTTGAGCTTAATGCACAAATTTTTATTATTAAGCCAAACGGTTTAAAGGACTACGAAGATGATAAACCTTTTGCAATTATCAATCCTAAAATTACAGCAGTATCAGAAGAGATGGTATTAGGCGAAGAAGGCTGTTTAAGTTTTCCACTTTTATACTTTAAGGTTAAAAGACCAGTAGGATTGGTAACAGAGTGTCTTGACTCTAGCGGAAAAGAGTGTACAATAGAGTTAACAGGTTGGAATGCAAGAATCTTTGGTCATGAATATGATCATCTTTACGGAATCAACTATATTGATAGAGTTAGTAAATTGAAATTAGATATGGCGAAAAGGAAACAAATGAAATTATTGAAACGTTTTAAAGGATATATGAATGGTTGAACCAAGTGAACAGTTACAGTTGGTTTTTGATAAAGCCGTAGACGTATCGAAGAAGTTACAACACGAGTACGTTACTATAGAACATTTACTTTTTGCGATGTTATGTGAAGATAGCTTTGCAAAGATTATAGAAGGTTACGGTGCTGATCCAGAGTACCTTAAAAAGAACATTGAAAATTATTTAAAAACGCAGACTGAAAAGATTCAGATGGAACCTGCGGCGGCTAAGAAATATAAGCCTAAAAAAACACACGCAGTAGAAAGAGTTTTAAACAGAGCATTTACGCAAGTATTGTTTAGTGGTAGAAGTCATATAGATTGTTCAGATGTATTCTTAAGCATTATGAATGAAAAGAAAAGCTGGTCATACTACCATATTGCTAAATGTAATATTGATAAAGAAAAGTTTGCTGATTACTTGAACAACGAATTAGCTGACACTTACGAAGATGAAGAAATGGCTGGTATGGCTACTAGAGCTTTAAGGTCATTTACAACTAATCTTAACGTAGAAGTTGATCAAGGTAAAATAGATCCTGTTATAGGACGTATAGATGAATTAGATTCCATTGCTTTAGCATTGGGTAGAAGAAGTAAGAACAACGTATTGCTAGTCGGTGATCCGGGTGTAGGTAAAACTGCTATTGCAGAAGGCCTTGCCTGGAACATCGTTAATAAAACAGTACCAGAGTTTTTAAAAGAGTATAGTGTTTATAATTTAGACATAGGAGCCATGTTAGCAGGTTCTAAATACAGAGGAGACTTTGAAGAACGTTTTAAATTAGTTATGGCCGCACTTAAAAAACGTGGTAAAACAATCGTGTTTATAGACGAAGCACATATGATGAATGGTGCTGGTGCAGGCGGAGGTGCTAATTCAAATGATTTAGCTAATATGTTAAAGCCTATACTAACTAAAGGTAATATTAAAGTTGTAGCAAGTACAACTTGGGAAGAATATAGAAAGTACTTTGAAAAAGACCGTGCATTGATGCGTAGGTTTGCTAGAGTAACTGTTGATGAACCATCTAGAGAAGTAACTAAAGATATCTTAATGGGTATTAAACGTTATTACGAAGAGTTTCATAGTACAACTATTACAGAAGAAGCTATTGAAAGTGCAATTAAATTAAGTGTTAAGTATCAAGCAGATAAAAAACTTCCAGATAAAGCAATTGATTTAATTGATTGTGCTTGTTCTAGATTTAATTTAAAAGATCCTAATGTAGAAAAGGTTATTAATGATACTGAAATTCAGTTTGAACTTTCTAAAGCAATTAACTTGCCAGAAGAACAAGTAGCAGAACGTGAAACTGAAAATCTAGCACATTTAGAAAAGAATTTAAAAGGCGAGATATACGGACAAGATAAAGCAATAGACCAAATTGTTGATAAAATACTTGTTGCACAGGCAGGACTTAAACAAGAGAATAAACCAATTGGTTCATTTGTGTTTATGGGTCCAACTGGTGTAGGTAAAACTGAAACAGCAAAACAACTTGCTAGTCAGTTAGGTGTTAAGCTAGTTAGATTTGATATGTCAGAGTATCAAGAGAAACATAGTGTTGCCAAGCTAATAGGTTCACCTCCGGGTTACGTTGGCTTTGAAGAAAATGCAGGACTATTAATTACTAAATTACAAGAACATCCTAACTGTGTACTATTGTTAGATGAAATAGAAAAATCACACCCTGACGTAAGTTCATTATTGTTACAAATTATGGACAATGGTTTTGTTACAGGATCAAATGGTAAAACTGCTGACTGTAGAAACATTGTTTTAATTTTAACTACTAACTTAGGTTCACAAGAAGCTGAAAGTAATGCTATTGGCTTTGGTAATATTGAAAAAGAATACGAAGATAAAGAACTTAAAAAATTCTTTGCACCAGAATTTAGAAATAGATTAGACGGAACAATGACATTTAACAAACTTGAGAAGAACACTATGATCAAGATAGTAGGCAAGTTCTTATTAGAACTAAAAAATATGCTTACGGAGAAAAGTGTTGTAACTACTGTTTCTGATAGTGCAATAGACTTGTTAGTTGATAAAGGCTTTGATGCTAAAATGGGTGCAAGACCTTTACAACGTGTAATCGACAAGGAAATTAAAACACCATTATCTAAAAAACTCTTGTTTGGTGACTTAAAAGACGGCGGTACTTTAAATATCGATATAAATGAAAAAGAATTTGTATTAAATACTACCAAGGTTAAGGAGCAAGAGAAGGTTGATCAAAAAACAAACTAATAAACTGTTTTGGGACAAGTATGCCTACAAGCTAGGCGTGTATAATTCTGGCACACACATCTTTAGAAACAAACGTCTTGCTAATGCTAGAACTATTATAGATCAATTACAAAATAAACACTCCAGAGGCGAACCATTATCTTTTAAATTACATAGATGGTCGCAAAAAGATCAAGAAATACAAAACAAAGACTTTGAAGATTTAAAGATATTAGTAAATGCTTTCCAAGATGACGTAGACTATATGTTAAGATGTGAAGGATCTAGACTTGGTATATATTCTAATGATACTAGTTGGCTTAAAAAGATAGCAAGAAAGTTAAATGATGTTCCTTGGTATTGGGAACCTAATGTTGATACTGATTTAGCAAAGAATACAATATATTTAGATAAACCTTCCGAGTACAATTACAAAATAAACTTAAATGGAACTGCTGATAGAAACTTTGCAGAATACTGTTTAAAGAATAGCCACAAAGTTAAAGCTGGTGATAGGCTTATACGTGATCTGCAACAAGGTCGAAACTTAAAAGGCAAATATTTGTATGTTAAAGATGACAAAATCCTGACAATAGTTAGGCTATTTTTACATAACAATATTATGCGAATCGATAAGCTAGTTTACGAGCCACAGACAGATAAGTACTAATATGAAACAAAAGAAGAAATTTGGAAAAAAGAAGAAAAAAGACATACCTTTTGAACCAAAGCCCTATTATTATACACAAAGGGACTGGGACAGAGTAGTAGGATGGGGAAAAGTACCAAAAGAGTACCAATATCCAGGTATGGACTATTCGGATAAATAGTTATATGTCCAGTTCAGAAACAATAATGTCAAATCAAGTACACGCAGGAGACTCAACTTCAGCGACTGTTACAGGTGAGAAATTCAAAGGTGACGGTTACTATGGTAGAGCAGATGGGTTACATACAGTACAATACAATGTAGCTGATTTTAACGGTACTATAAAAATGCAAGGAACACTTGCAACTAGTCCTGTAGAAGCTGATTACTTTGACATAGCAGGAACTGAATCAAGCGGATCAGAAGGTTCTTATTTTTACAACTTTACAGGTAACTTTGTATGGGTAAGAGCAGTAGTAACGTATACAAGCGGTACTGTACAAAGTATACAATTAAATCATTAAGGACAAGCCATGAAGAACTTTATCAATATAGTGTGGGAAAACAAAGAAGTTAGCGAAGTAGATGAATACCTAGTTGATACTGTATTAGAGTGTGCAGATGAGGCCTTAACTGAAGATGAAACTAACTACGAAACATACGACACCATAGAAGGTGGTACTGTATTAGCAGTAGAACTACACAAACCCCTAAATGATGACGAATCAACAGTTATTGCTGAACGTTTAGCTAACAAATTGTTTGATTTAGGCCATAATAACTTCGATATCGAAATTTCCGTCTAGCTTTAAATAGGCATAAATACTTCTAGTATAGGAGTACTCTATGAAATTAGTTGAATTTGATGAACATACATATGAAGATCCAGGCTTAGGATTCAATGTAGTTGACGATCTATGTCAACACATGAGAAACGACCCTATCTTCTACCGTAAGCAATACTATCCAACTATGGCTCATATGCAGGACAAGTTGAAAAAGGGAGAACCTATTGATACTATGGAATGTATGGGTCCAATGATAGAAAAAGCTACGAAACACTATTGTTCTAAATACGATATTCCAAGAAGTCCAGAAGATCTTTTAACTAAAGAAGAAATAGTTGAAATTTGTGAAAAGATTTATGGAGAAGAGATGGAGCAGATCAGAGACGGAGACTACTAATGTTTCTTAGGGAATTATTCGAAGCCCCTAAAACTGCCGTCTTTGCTTTTGGTAGGATGAATCCTCCAACAATAGGACACGCGAAACTGGTTGATGTAATTAAAAACCAAGAAGGCGATCCTTTTCTATTCTTAACTCACACACAAAAACCTAAAACAGATCCTTTATCATTTGCAGAGAAAGTTTTCTTTGCACAAAAAAGTTTTACTGGTATTACAATAGGTGATAACAAAGTAAGAACTATTATAGATGCTATGCAGTTCTTAGAAACTAAAGGTTATTCAGATATTATATATGTAGCAGGATCAGATAGAGTTGCACAGTTCGAACAATTACTTAATACATACAACGGAAAAGATTATAACTTCAATAGCATTAATATTGTAAGTGCAGGACAACGTGATCCTGATGCCGATGGTGCTGAAGGCATGAGTGCTAGTAAGATGAAAGCCGCGGCAGTTGATAATAACTTTGATACTTTTAAATCAGGTGTTGCTGGAGATGAAAAACTAGCTCAAATGATGTTTGGTAAAGTACGTAAAGGAATGCAATTAGAAAATTTAGATGAATTACAAGTTAAACAACAAAAGCCTAAACTAGATGTACTTAATAATATAGCAAGTAGAACTGATGGCAAACCTTTTCCATTAAGTTGGAATGCAGATTCAAATGAAATATCAGTAGGCGGTAAAGTATATATTGCACCAGCTGAAGCAAATAAATTTTTACGTTTCTATGATACTAGATCAGAGGACGAACAAGAGTTAATGCAAAAAGCATTAAGAAGTGCAAAGACAACTGTAAATCTTTTTAAGAATTTAGGTTTCAAATACGAATACGAAGCAGACTAATATGGACGATATAAAAACTTTACAGAGATTAGCAGGCATAGGTGAGTTCCAAGGTTTTACTCCGTACAAAGTAGATGAGAATCCAAGTATTACTGCAACAGCACTTAAGGCCAAAGAAAAAAAGATGGGTGTTAAACCCGGAGACAAAGATTGGTTTAAACTTTGGTTTGGTAAACCTTTTTTAACAGGTGTTCCAAACTTTAGAGGTCGAAAGAAAAAGTAATGAAAGTACGTCAACTATATGAAAATGGCGGATTAATTGTTCCAGGGGTTAACACTACAAAAGATGTAGGTCCTAATCAAATTCCTATTGAAGCCGCTAAATTGGGTTTAAAGGTTGACAAAAAAGGAATTCCAGCTTATAATATGCACAAGAAGGCTCATAAAAATTCTAGTCCTAATACATTGTTTAATTTAGGAATGGCAGAGTCTAGAAAGGATATAACATATACAAAACCTAATCTTGATACCGAGTGGGACGAAGCAACACGTTATGAAGAATTTAAAAAAATAGGTAAAGATAAATGGATTGATCTTGTTAATAAAGGCAAGGTAGTTGAATACAATACTAAAACAGTTCAAAAGATGAGTAATACTGATGCTGTTAATGTAAAAGACTTTGATAACCTAGATAAAAGTAAACAAGAAAGAGCTTTAAAACAATTAGAAAAAGGTTCCATTGAATTACCTATAGTTGCAAGTTACAGCGATGGGCATTTAGAACTAGTAGGTGGTAACACAAGACTTACTGCGGTAATGAAAGCAACTGGTAAAGGTAAAGTATGGCAATTTGATGTACCAGATGAAATTGTTAGTGAAAGAAAAGAAATATGGAACGAATGGAAAATTATGCCACAAACTATTAAGCCAATGGGATTAATACACAAAGCAGGTAAAGGTCCTAATAATAGATTTGATTTTAAAAACAAGGGCAATAACAAAGCCAACGAAGCCAAAGAGATATCTAGTGCAAGTGAAATATATGTAGATATGGACGGAGTACTTGTAGACTTCTTTACACCATGGACTAAAATGATGGGTGTAGATAGTTGGAGAGATATTAAAGACATAGATGCGGCCTTACAAAAAATTAGAGATACAAAAGACTTTTGGATAGACTTAAAACCTACTCCAAATGCAAATAACCTTTTAGGTATTATTAAAGAGATTAAAGGAAAGTATAAAATACTATCAGCACCAATGGCTGATGATCCTAGAGTAGAGCCTAGTAAAAAAGAATGGGTTGAAAAACACTTAACATCTTTTCCACCCGAAGATGTAATTATTACTGCGGCGAAAAGCAAGTATGCTACACAACCAGATGGAACTCCAAACATATTAATAGATGACTTTGGTCAGAACGTTGCTAAATGGGAAGCCTCAGGTGGTGTAGGATTTAAACATAAAGATCACAAATTTGAAAGAACAGCAATGAACTTAAAACAATACTTTGAAAAAGATGTAGACGAAAGAGATCTTACAAAGGGTGAAGAAAAAGATAAAGAAAAATATGTTAAAGGAATGAAAAAGAATTCCAAGGACTTTAAAAAACGTTATGGTGATGAGTGGAAGAACGTTATGTATGCAACTGCTACTAAAATGGCTAAAGAAGATTATGCAGTTACAGAATCAGGATATGAGCATAAGAACTTTAATACTATTATAGAAGGAAATGCACCTCCACAAGTTAAAGAAAAAGATATACATAAGTTTATTGCACGTAAAGGTAGCATAAAACTAGAAAGAATTACTCCAGTACAAAAAGCTAGAAACTGGGATAAACTATCAAAGCAAATGGAACGTGTAAATGACGGAGATTATAATCCTATCGTAATAGATAAAGAAGGATTTATAGTTAACGGGCATCATAGATACGATGCACTACGTTTATTAGACCATAAACAAGCTAAAGTGCATATGATCGACGGTACTTTAAAAGAAATTATGGAATTGATGAAAAGATAAATATAGATATGCGTATTAGAGAAATTAAAAAGAACAAAAAGAAGACCATCAAGCCTAGAGATCCTAACTTTCAGACTATGATGAAAATAGCACAAAGTGGTGCTGGCGGTTCTCATGGTGACAAAACTAAAGAAATTCCACGTAACGCAAAACACAAAAAAGACGCATACGATATTAATGAAAAAGTTAACAAGGATGGTGTACCAATGTGCCCAGATGCTTGTTGTGGTGTTCCAGTAAGTGAATGTAAATGCGGACCAGAATGTGAACATTGTAACTGTCATTTTATTAAAGAAATGAAAGAAGTAGTAGAAACTAAAGATAAACTACAAGCTCGTAAGAAAGAACTTTTAAAAAAATTAGATAGAGTTTCAGATGAGGGTGGCAAAGTTAATATTAACGACCCTGAGTATAAAGAACTTCAAGCTATTAGAAAAGCATTAAAGAAAGAATCAATAAACGAAGACGCACCATTTGATGGTATGGGTTTAGTGCAAAGAATGGTATTCAATAAGTGGATAACTATTGAAGAATGGAATGCATTAAAACATAAGATGAAAGATGCGGCACAAGAAATAGAAGATAACTACGATGACTGGCCAGATGGAGAAGGCTTTGGATCATCTGATCATAACTTTGCTATTAAAGAGTTAATGCAAATATTAGGATATGAGTTTGATGATAAAGATACAAGTGGTAGATTTGTTGTATCTAAAGTACCACCTGAAGTAGAAAAATTAGGAATTAAAAACGTAAGAATGAAAGAGGCTCCAGGAGCTCAACCAGGTGCACCAGCAGGACAACAACCAGCACCAGCTAAACCACAAGGACAACCTAAAGTAGATCCTAAAGTTGCTCAAAGAGCCGCTAGTTTAAAAAGTGTAGGCGGTGGTAAAGCAAGTGGTTCAATGGTTGCTAAAGGATTAGGAAAATTAAGTCAGGGTGGAATGTTACCACCTAATATAGTTAAAGCAATTTCACCATATGCACAGGCGTTACAAAACATTATGGCTGATCCACAGTTGTTTAATAAGTTTAAAATGTTAATGAAATCAGCTCAAGCACCTGCTCCAGCAGAAGCAATGGAAACTGCTACACCAGGGGCTACAAGTGCCGGCAATATAGCTACTGTGGCAAATCCACATATAGCAAACAGCAAAAAGAAGCCTAAAACACAGAAGCCAACTGATAATGCACTTGATAACAAGAGTCACGGACTATTCGGTCAACCTTTAAAACGACTAAATAATAGTAAGGAACAAACAATGTCAGACAAAAAAGAAGTTATAGCAGAAAATTTAGCCGATGAGGCTTCTAAAGTAGAGCAAGATCACGAAGTACAAATGGCAAGAGCTCAATTGTACAAGATTGCAAAGTACTCTATTAAATTACATGAAATGCTTAAAAACGTTTCAGAACAAGAAGGCCTAGAAGGTTGGGTACAATCTAAAATTACTAAATCTGCAGATTACATTGGTGCAGTATATCACAACATGGACTACGAACATAAGTTTGCTGAAGTAACTAAAACTGAAGAAGTTCCTACAGAAGTTGTTGAAAAAGATGAAGCACCAAAAGTAGAAGAAACTAAAGCAGACAACTACAAAGACGATCTAGCAAATAAATTAGCATCTAGCTTAAAGGCGTAACCAATGAGAGCTAAAGACTTTATCATCGAAAAGGGTGGAGATGACGGTAGTGTAAGAGCCGGCATGGACGCATGGATGAATGATTTAGGTGATAAAATGGCCGCTACATTTGGTGGCAAAAGACAGATGCAAAAACCAACTGGTGGTGATAGACTACGTAAAGCAGTAGGACTTGGCAAAGACGCTAAACCTGAACCAGCAAAAGCAGAGAAACCAGCAGAAAAACCTGCTCCACAAAAAGTAGATCCAGTAAAAGTTCCAAAGATAGATGATGTTAACCCAGGATCAGCTTACAACGATGGTAAAGCTACTTGGGAATTTGACGGTACTAAATGGAACTCCGGAACACAATCAATATCCACACAAGACGGTTACAAAAATTTCGTAAAAGCCAGCAAATCAGGCAAGGCTTTCATCGCCTAAGATAAATACATACATTAAAAATAATTAACACTGAGGAGTGCTATGGCGTTCTTAGTCCATAATTTACCACCGGTAGAAGTATTCGTCAAGAAAGAATACTTATACGATCTTGAAAAAGGTCATGGAGAATACACTCCTGGTATATGGATTTCCGTCAAGTCAATAATGAGCAAGGCTCTGTACTTCGAAACACTTCTTACAGAGTACGGTGCATTATACGACAAACTTCCTATTAGTGCGTTTGTTTGGAAAACAAACATAAACCTTGAAGATCAACTTCCTTTAGATACATTACAAATATGGGATTGTTTTGATTACGATATTACAGTAATACAAAAACAAATGCTATGCGAGTGTGAGTTCTTTGGAAAAGATAAAAAGATGCATCAAGGTGAATATATGTTTTCTATAGATAGTTGCCATACTGATCACGCCCTTAACGTTAATTATTCCGAGCATGACCCAGAGCATAAGTCCTTTAATATCATTAAGTGTAAAAATGGTCAATTCGCGGCACAACCTAATAACAGAGTAATATTCAATGATCAAAGTTTGGTCCATCCTGATAGAAAGATGCCAGACTTCAAAGTTTGTTCACAAAATTATACAGTCGAGAATAACCCAAAATGGTCTGTGGGTCATACAGATGAATGGCAGTATAAGAGTAAGGACGAAGAGGTTGGATCAGAGTAGTAGACGCAAAGAAGCATACCGACTCTTTTGGATAGTAAAAGGACATTTCAACGCCACAGAACAATGTATTTTAGATTGTTACGATAGTTATTTCAAACGAGTTTGGTATAACGAAGAAGCATATATATACGAAGAAGGGTTTGAAGAGGCATACAAAGCCACCTTAAATAAGACCAAAAAAGTTAAAGATTAAATAGTAGTATGTTAGAGCCTAACGTACAAAATTTAGAATTCAAAGAAAAAGCAGACGTATTTACTGCTGTCTATCCTGATGCAGAAAGTTTGAATCCAATTCTTGCAAACAAAATAAAAGCTGAAGGAGATCAACAGTTTCGAAAAACTAATGTTCAAGCTGATATGACTAAATGGTCTATGTTTGAAGATGTTGATTTTGAAAAGATTGTTAATTTTGCTATCGAATGTATCGAAGGTGGTCTAGCACATAAAGAATTGGGCAGATATTATCCTACAGATTGCTGGGGAGCAGTTTATAGGAAAGGTGATAGCACAAATGCACACGCACATCACCCGGCCACGTGGAGTTTCGTTTACTACGTAGACGCAACACCAGATGATGCTCCATTAGTATTTCCAACTAGCGGTAATGCAATATATCCAAATCCAGGATTAATGATTGTATTTCCAGGTTGGGTAACACACGGAGTACCAGAACAAAAATTGGATAAAGAAAGAATTGTAATTGCCGGCAATATTTCTATTGACAGACCGCAGGCAAAGAGTGTATAATACAAATATAAAATAGGAGAATGAAATGAGTGATAGAACTTACGGACAAGACGAAAAGCAAAAGCTAGAACGTTTAGTCAACGAAGGTGCTCAAGTACTTCAAGAAGTTGAAGATCTAAATACAGGACTTAAAGATACTGTAAAAGCAGTAGCAGAAGAATTGAATATTAAACCTGCTATTATTAACAAAGCCATCAAAGTTGCACATAAAGGCGATTGGGCCAAAGTTGCAGACGCATTTGATGACTTGGAGACACTAGTTGTCACAGTTGGTAAAGACAAGTAGTGAGTATCGCGAGTTTTTTTAAAAGAAGTTACGACTCTCACCCTTTAGCATTTGGATTGGAATTCGCGTCAGCAGTTACCGTTATAATTGGAAGTGCTATATTAACTTGGACAGTATTAGAGCCTAGACCAGACATTTTTATTCCATTTTACTTTATTGGAAGTGTTACTGGTTTTTGGGCGGCCTATTACAGAGATTCAGCTTGGATTATGGTATTAACCGGTTGGTTTACTACTATGAATTCTATTGCACTTTGGAGAATGTTTATATGAGATATATGGTTGACATAGACGGTACTATATGCTATACTGTAAACAGTAATTATGCAGAAAGTCGACCGTATAAAGACCGCATAGAGCACTTTAACGGGCTATTTGACGAAGGTAATGAAATACATTATTATACTGCAAGGGGCAGTAAGTCTGGTACAGATTACCAAGATTTTACTGTAAAGCAATTAACCGATTGGGGAGTAAAGGCAACAAGCATTAAAACAGGCAAACAGTTGTACGATATTTGGATAGATGACAAGGCACAAAACGATAGAGAATATTTTAAAAAGCATGGGATTGATGAGGGGTCAAACGATCCACTTCACCATACCTGATGTACTTAAATGGGTAGCAACATTTATTTTAATTGTTGGAACTTTTATTAACGCAGGTTATCCTGAGTTATATCCAATAGGCCCGGGCTTATTAGCATTGGGCGGAGCAGTTTGGTTAATAGTTTCAGTAATGTGGAAAGAACCGGCGTTGATATTGACAAACGCAGTCTTGACTTTAGTTGGGATTTGTGGTATAATAATAGCAACGTTATGAAGCAAGGTATAGTCGGCCATAAACGACATTTTGGTATTTGTCAGCCTCAAATGACATACAGGAGAAAAGATGAGTTACGTAGACGCACAATTTGATCGAGACCAGGACGTTATCAGAGTAGTAGAACGTAAAGATGGTAAACGACATTTTACAGAATATCCAGTTAAGTATACATTCTTTTATAAAGACCAAAGAGGAAAATATAAAAGTATATATGGTGATCCTTTAAATCGAATTGTAGCTAGAAATACAAAGCAGTTTAGAAAAGAACTTGCAATAAATCAAAACAAAGAATTATTCGAATCAGACGTTAATCCAATATTCCAATGTTTAAGTGAACAGTACTTAAATGTTGATGCACCTAAACTTAATATAGCATTTTTTGATATTGAAACAGACTTTGATCCTGAAAGAGGATTTGCTGATCCTAGCGATCCGTTTATGCCAATTACTGCAATCACAGTACACTTACAATGGTTAGATACTTTAGTTACACTTGCTATTCCACCTAAGACACTTACAATGGAACAAGCAGAACAACAAGTAAAAGATTTTCCTAATACACACTTGTTTGCAAAAGAAGGAGATATGTTACAAGCATTTCTCGACTTAATACAAGATAGTGATGTACTTACTGGTTGGAACAGTGAAGGTTATGATATTCCTTATACAGTAAATCGTGTATCAAGAGTTTTAAGTAAAGATGATACAAGACGTTTTTGTTTATGGAAACAACTTCCTAAAAAACGTGAATATGAAAAGTATGGTAAAAAAGCTGAAACGTATGACCTAATAGGTAGAGTACATTTAGATAGTTTAGAACTATATCGTAAATATACATATGAAGAAAGACATACTTACAGACTTGATGCTATTGGTGAACTTGAAGTTGGTGAAAAGAAAACTGTGTATGAAGGTACACTCGATCAACTTTATAACAATGACTTCAGAACGTTCATTGAGTACAACAGACAAGACGTTGCACTACTGGACAAGCTGGATAAAAAATTAAAGTTTATAGATTTATCAAATGAACTAGCTCATGCAAATACTGTTTTGCTACAAACAACAATGGGTGCAGTAGCAGTTACAGAACAAGCAATTATTAACGAAGCACATCACAGAGGATTACAAGTTCCTAATAGGCCGAAACGTGATGAAGAAAACACGGCGGCGGCTGGTGCCTATGTTGCATTTCCTAAAAAGGGTGTACATAAGTGGATAGGTTCAATGGACTTAAATTCACTATATCCATCTGTTATTAGAGCTTTGAATATGGATCCAGCAACTATTATAGGACAACTTCGTCCAGATCATACTAACGCCTTTGTAGAAGATCAAATGACACTTCAGAAGAAGTCATTTGCAGGTGCTTGGGAAGGTAAGTTTGGTACACTAGAATATGAAGCAGTTATGGAAAAGAGAAAAGACTTTGACATAACAGTTGACTTTGAAAATGGCGATAGCGAAATGTTAAGTGCCGCGGAAGTATATAAACTAATTTATGATAGCAACCAACCATGGATGCTTACTGCTAACGGAACAATACTTACAAATGAGTTTGATGGTGTTATACCTGGATTGCTTAAACGTTGGTATCAAGAACGTAAAGAGCTACAAGCGATGAAAGGAAAAGCCATCGATGCAGGAAATCAAACAGAAATTGCGTTTTGGGATAAACGTCAGCTTGTTAAAAAAATTAATCTTAACAGTTTATACGGTGCTATTCTTAACCCTGGTTGTAGGTTTTTTGATAAACGTATTGGCCAAAGTACTACACTTACTGGTCGTGCTATTGCAAAGCACATGAGCGCCGAGGTTAATAAAGTTATTACAGGCACATATGATCACGTAGGAGATAGTATAATATACGGTGATACAGATTCAGTTTACTTTAGTGCTTTTCCAATACTTAAAAAAGAAATAGAAGCAGGAACAATACCTTGGACTAAAGATAGTGTTATTAAACTTTATGATCAAGTATGTGGAGAAGCAAACAAAACGTTTGGTAAGTTTATGATGGAGGCATTTCATTGTCCTAAGAGTAGATCAGATGTAATTGCGGCAGGTAGAGAAATTGTTGCAGAATCTGGTTTGTATATTACAAAGAAAAGATATGCGGCCTTAATATATGATAACGAAGGACAACGTACAGATGTAGATGGTAAGCCAGGTAAAGTAAAAGCTATGGGATTAGATCTTAAACGTTCTGATACACCTGTGTTTATGCAAGACTTTTTAAGTGAACTATTAATGATGGTGTTACAAGAGAAAAGTGAAAAAGAGATTTTAGAACGTATTAGTGAATTTAGAACAGAATTTAAACTACGTCCTGGACACGAAAAAGGATCACCTAAACGTGCAAATAGAATCGGGGACTATCAACGTAAAGAACAAAGAGAAGGTAAAGCAAATATGCCCGGACACGTTCGAGCTAGTATTAATTGGAATACACTTAAACGTATGAACGGCGACAAGTACAGTCAAGAGATTGTTGACGGTATGAAAGTTGTAGTATGTAAACTAAAACAAAACCCATTAGGCTATACATCTGTTGCATATCCTACAGATGAATTAAGATTGCCTGAATGGTTTAAAGCTCTTCCGTTTGATAACGAAGCAATGGAAGAAACAATTATCGATAATAAGCTCGGTAATTTAATAGGGGTGTTAGATTACGACATCCAGAGTACCTTACAAAAGAACACTTTTAATAACTTATTTGATTTTGGAGGTAACAATGAAGAATAAACGAAACAAGTTTGAAAGGAAGATGGACGAGTATAACCATACTATGGAATTTATTAGAACCATCGTTCCAATCGCAGTACTTATTTTACAGGTTTTTATTTTAATGAGGTTAATATAGGCATATGGCTACACACGGAATGATAGACTTGGAAACTTTAGGTGTTGAACCTAATAGTGTAATTATTACTTTAGGAGCAATTAAGTTTGATCCATTTAGTAATGAAGAACCACATAGTGGTTTGTACCTACGTTGTGATATAGAAGAACAATCAGAACAGTTAGGTAGAACTATTGATGACAACACAATGGAGTGGTGGACTAAACAACCACAAAAAATTCAAGACGAAGCATTCGGTGAACATAAAGATCGTGTTAATATGGATCAGCTTACAAAAGCTATTAATAAATTTTGTGTAGGTCTTGATGAATTATGGTGCCAAGGTCCTTTATTTGACTATGCTATATTACAAGACCTATATAAAAATATTAATAAACCTACTCCATGGAACTTCTGGCAAATTAGAGATAGTAGAACTGTGTTTGGTATGATGCCAAGCGATCCACGTAAAGCTATTCAAGAAGAAATGCATAATGCATTAGCAGACTGTTATTATCAAGCAAAGTGTATACAGTCAACTTATAAACACTTTGGAGTGAAAGGAAGACAATGGAAAAAATAAAATTAAGTAAAAAGTTATTATTGATTTCTTGCCTTATAGTTGTTTTAGTGTTAATAACAAATTGCACTACAAAACCTACTCCTGAACAAAAAACAATGAATGCTATGGATAAGTTCTTTGAATGTTTAGGTGATAGTTCTAAATGCAAGGATATAATGACTGAAGACCAAAAGAAATCATTTGAAAAACAATTAGAAGAATCAAATGATGCATTTGGTGATGAACCAGTAATTAAGGAACAATAATGAAAATACTTTTAACTGGTAGCAAAGGGTTTGTAGGTTCACACCTACTTAAATGGTTATCTGCTCACCAAGTTACTTGTCTTGATAGAGAAGATGGAAACGATCTACTAACTTGTGATTTAAATTATGATGTAGATTTAGTAATCCATTTAGCTGGAGCAACTGGCTTGCCTTTAAGTTTAAAAGATCCTAAACACTTTTGGGACAATAACGTAATGGCATCTAAAAGAATTTTTGACCAATTTAAAGGCACAAGGATAATATATGCTAGTTCAAGTACTGCAAAAGAACCTGCTAGAAATCCTTATGCAATGAGTAAACACACAATGGAACGTATTGCGCCACAAACAAGTTTAGGCCTGCGTTTTTGCACTATATATAGTAATAGTCAGCAAAGGCCAAAAATGTTTATTCCTCGTTTACTTCGTAAGGATCTTTCTTATATACACACAAATCACAAACGAGATTTTATCCACATAGACGATATTTGTAGTGCCATTTCGTTTCTTATGAATCGAGATGCAAAAGGCATTATGGATATAGGAACGGGTGTAAGTACACCATTAAAAGAGATTACTGATTTTTTCGATATGCAAGTCGAAGAAAGAATTGGTGACGAAACGGAAAGACTTTGTAATAAAGCTGACGTTTCAAAATTAAAGGATTTGGGTTGGACAAGTAAAATCAATTTATTTGACTACTTAAAATCGCAAAAGGACTTGACTTTATGATTAAATTAATATACAATAAGAGATCAATGGAGAAAAACTAATGAAAGATATCTTACAAGATGTAGTTGCACATACACATTCGCTAGGCTTTTTAAATCTAGTGAAAGTTACAGGAGATGACGCAAATACACAAATCGAAAGTATGGCAGAAGACAGAAGTGTTATTCTAACTGCTGATACTAAAAATCCTGTAACAGAGTTTGCGGCAACATTTGGTATGCCTAATTTAGATAAACTGGCTTTACACTTAAAGAATCCAGAGTATCAAAAGAACGCAAAACTTTCTGTAGAGAAAGCAACTCGTAATGGAGCAGAAGTTCCAACACATATTCACTTTGAAAACGAAGCAGGTGATTTCCAAAATGATTATAGATTTATGAATCAGGAAATTATTAACGAGAAACTTAAGAGTGTTAAGTTTAAAGGTGCTACGTGGGAAGTAGAACTTGAACCGTCTATTGCAAGTATTACTAGAATGAAATTGCAAAGTGCGGCTCATACAGAAGAAACTGTGTTTACAGTAAAAACTGAAAATAATAATTTAGTATTTTACTTTGGTGATCACAGTACACACGCAGGATCATTTGATTTTGCTAAAAGTATTACAGGTGAACTAAAACACGCATGGAGTTGGCCGGTAGCACAGGTACAAGCAATACTTGGACTTGATGGTAAGCTAACTATGAAAATCTCAGATCAAGGTGCTATGCAAATTAGTGTTGATTCGGGATTAGCAACTTATAACTATATTTTACCTGCACAATCTAAATAGGAGAGGCGAGTGAATACAGATCTAACTAATGCACAAAAAGACTATGCAGTATTTCTCCCTGCCATTAGTGGATTCTTCGCTACGTTTGTAGGTAAACAAAGGTATGAGGAATATGTTGAAAAAAGTAGAATACCTAAGAACTTTCCAACAGAAGTAGAAAGTTTAAACTGGCTTGAACCTAAAGCTAGTATGTTCAACTATCACTGGAGTCTATATTCGGCAGGACACGCCGAGTTAGACGTTAATAAAAATGCACCCAAAGAAGATATGGTTCGTAATAGGGATCGTAACAATTCTTGGTTACTAGGAGACTCAGGTGGTTTCCAGATTGGTAAGGGTGTATGGGAAGGTGATTGGAAAGATCCTAATTGTCCTAAAGCTAAAAAGAAACGTGAACAAGTCCTTACGTGGATGGATGCTTATATGGACTATGGAATGATACTTGATATTCCTGCCTGGGTGGCAAGATCCCCTGCTGGTGCAAAAGCAACGGGTATTGACAATTACCAGGATGCCGTAAATGCTACAAGAATTAATAACGATTACTTTATGAAAAATAGAAATGGTAATTGTAAATTCTTAAATGTATTACAAGGTGAAAACCATGCTGACGCAGAAGATTGGTATCAGCAAATGAAAGACTATTGTGATCCTAAGAAATATACAGATCACTTTAATGGTTGGTCAATGGGTGGCCAGAATATGTGCGACATTCACTTAATATTGAAAAGATTAGTTGCACTACGTTTTGATGGATTGTTAGAAAAAGGATTGCATGACTTTATGCACTTCTTAGGAACAAGTAAACTAGAGTGGGCAGTACTATTAACTGACATTCAAAGAGCAGTTCGTAAGTATCACAATCCAAACTTTACTGTAACATTTGATTGTGCAAGTCCGTTTTTAGCAACTGCTAATGGACAACTTTATATTCAAACAGAAACAGTAGATAGAACTAAATGGGTGTATCGAATGGTACCTAGCATAGACGATAAGAAGTATGCACAAGATACACGTAACTTTAGAGATGGAGTATTAGCAGATGGTATATTTAAAAACTTTACAGATAGTCCTGTAAGTAAAGGATTAACAGTAAAAGATATATGCATATATGCTCCAGGAGACCTAAATAAAATAGGTAAAGAAGGTAAAACAAGTTGGGATAGCTTTAGTTATGCTATACAGATGGCACATAACGTATGGAGTCATATTAATGCAGTACAAGAAGCTAATAGACAATATGACGCAGGTGTTTATCCTAATATGTTAGTACAAGAAAAATTTGACAGGTTATATTTTAGAGATGTAATTGATGCCATTTTTGCAACAGATGATAGAGATAAAGCAAATATGATTATTGCAGAGTTTTCAAGATTCTGGGATACTATCATTGGAACAAGAGGTAACACAGGTAAAAGAATTGTTAATGCACAAACACAATTTAATAATTTATTTGATGATGCTGATAGTGTTCCTGTTGCTGAAGAAACTGAAGTTGAGGATTTAGATGACAGTAAGTTGGAGGATTTAGAAAATGAACAAAGCTAAAAAAATAAAGAAACCAAGTAGAGCTAAAAAGAAACTTGAATATGATCACAAGTGGTACGATAGTAAAACTTCTGAAATGACTGAAGAACGTAAAACAAATAGATCATGGGAAAGTAAAGAAGTATTACAAAGAATAAAGAAAATTAAATTAGCAATCAAAGATAAGTTAGCGAGAATGTAATGCAAACAACTTCGTTATTTCCAACTCTTTTAGTAGAAGAGTATCTTGACATAGATAACAAAACTATTGTAGAGGCTTGTTATAATATGAAAAAGGAAATAATTTGGGGTGAGCAAGAAGGTGGCTGGCAAAGTGATTGGCGTATCGAAGATGATCGTTTTACTGAATTAAAAACTAAAGTACAAGAAATGATGACAAAGGTAGAAAAAGAATACTACCATATTAATTGTCCTATTAGTATTAAAAACGAATGGATTAATATTAACTATCCACAAGGTGCAACAACTAACATTAATCAAGTTCATATGCATGATAGAAATGTTTTAAGTTGTGTATACTATGCACAGGCAGATGATAACTGTGGAGAACTAACTTTGTTTAGTCCACATCAGTTATATGATTATGCAGTTCCGTATAGATATATTAAACAACCTAATGAATGGAATAGTACAAGATTTAGAATTAAACCAGAGACAGGTAAGCTAGTTTGCTTTCCAAGTTACTTATTGCATAATGCAAATGCAAATAGAAGTAGCAGAGATAGAATTAGTATTGCTTTTAACGGAGATATAAATGAAACGTGATTACGATAATGGTGTAAAGGATAATGTAGAATACTTTGTTGGTAACGAAGTAGAGAAAACTCCTGCACATCTAGAAAGAACATTGTTTGTTGTAGGTACACAAATGTCAGTTGATGTTATGGACCAAGCAAGAGAGAATGATTGTAAACACATTTATTTGGGTGCTAATCAAAGTTTCAATCCTACAAATGATGATCAAAAAGAAGATTGGGACGATATGATTATGCCATTATTGGAAGAAGGTTGGTTAGTAACTTTGGACTATGATATCAAATATCATGAACACGTAATTGCTTTTGATTACAATCGTTTTGATAATTTTATTTCACAGATTAGTGTTAAAGTACCCAATATAGAAAAATTGAATAATAAGGCTTGTATTAAAATTGATGATAACGATTTTAAACATAGCAATAAGGGTGTTTGGATCCATCACGTTAAGGATCTTAAACTGGAGACCCAATTTACAAATTGGGAAGAATATGGTAGAGATACACCAATAAAAGAGGTTGATTAATATGGAAGGTGATGCTACAATAAAAGAAAAAGATCATATTTATTTTGATGAAATGATTATGAAGAATTTTAAACAAGAAAGAGAAGGACAAATAATGACGACGGCAAAGAGAATGATTTGGGTTACTTTTAGAAAAGAAGGTATACACAAATACCCTGCGGCGTTGGATGATCCTAAACTAGCAACAGGTGATGAATATGATGTTAGTTTTTTAGGTTATCCGCATAGACATATTTTCCACTTTAAAGTTGCTATAGAAGTATTTCACGATGATCGTGATATAGAGTTTATACAATTTAAAAGATGGTTGGAAAAATGCTATGATGACAAAACTTTAGAACTTGATTATAAGTCGTGTGAAATGATAAGTGACGATTTATATGAAACTATTTCTAAACGTTACCCAGGTAGAGAAGTTCACATTGATGTTTCAGAAGATGGTGAGAATGGTGCTCACATCGAATATAGCAAATAATGAAGGAGGACTTTAAATGTCTTATTTTGCTGATACCCCTGAAGTCGTTCAAATTTTTGACGACCTAGATAAGTTTCGTGATTTTTGTAGGTTCGAAGGATACAGATTTAATGAAAGAGATCTGTATAATAAAAATTCGAAGTCGTATCGAGCATTTCTTGATCCGGCTAAGGCAAGAAAAGAAAGACGTGAAAAAAGGTTAGCACGTCTTAAGAAAAGGAGACATAGTTGATATATATTGTAGACATTGAAGCAGTTGATACACGTTATACAAAGCAATGGAAAGATTATCTTCCAAAGCAATTAAAACGTTCAACTAATCAATCTGTTGAAGTTATAAGTGGGGGTGATACTCCACAAGCAACTACACCTGGTGCTTTTTTAAACTTTGGCGGAACTAATGTTTACAAGAGTAAGCAGTTAGAGATTATAGGAGAAAAGTTCTGCAATGGAGAAATTAAAGACGGTGATTATTTTCTCTACACCGATGCCTGGAACCCTACAGTTATTCAACTACGGTATATGGCAGAACTATTGGGTGTTAATATTCGCATTGGTGGTTTGTGGCACGCAGGTAGTTATGATCCGCAAGATTTTCTTGGCAGACTAATAGGTGATAAACCCTGGGTTAGAAATGCAGAACGTTCTATGTTTGAATGTTATGATAACAACTTCTTTGCAAGTGACTTTCATATAAACATATTTGTAGATGCATTTAAAGAAGTAGGCAACTACGTAGGACTTACAACAGATAAAACTAAAGTACAACGTGTTGGTTGGCCTATGGAGTATCTAAAGAATAGTTTAGATAGTTATAGGAATATGCCTAAGGAAAACGTTATATTATTTCCACATAGGATTGCTCCTGAGAAACAACCAGATATATTTAGAGATTTAAGAACACATTTACCTGACTACGAATTAATTGTATGTCAAGAACAAGATTTAACTAAAATTGAATATCACAATCTACTAGGTAGAGCAAAGCTAGTGTTTAGTGCTAACTTACAAGAAACACTAGGTATTAGTTGGTACGAAGGTGCTTTAGTAGATACATTACCAATGGTTCCAGATAGATTAAGCTATAAAGAAATGGCGTTAGATGAATTTAAGTATCCAAGTGAATGGACTGAAAGTTTTAGTAGTTATGAACATAATAGAGTTTTGTTAATAAACAAAATTAAAGACTATATGGAAAACTACGACACATATCTTCCTGCTTTAAGAAAACAAGTTGTAAAACTTCAAGCAGACTTCTTTAGTGGTGAAAAACTTTATGGAGCATTGAGTAATGAATCCTGATGATGATAAAAGTATAACTGGCGAATTAAAATCAGACGACTTTAAAATTACAGTTGGTAATCAAACAGTTACGGTTAGTGGTCCTGATCCAGATAGTCCTGGTCATGCTTACCCTTGTATAGAAGCACCAGACATAGAATATAGTTATGCAGGTGGAGAAACAGTTGGCGGTATAGTACAAGGTGGTTCAGGTACTGCACCTACTTTTTCAGGAGTATCTTATACTGATACTAATTTAGGTACAGTAACATTTGATACTATGAATGATACTTGGGACACAGGTTTAGATGGTACAGACAAATGGCCATCAGAATATAAAATTGAAGATATGATTGAAAAGTATCCTGCATTAAAATTGCAATACTTAAGATTTTTAGAAGTTTATAATCTATGTAAAGATGATTATGCTATGGAGAAGAAGAACGATAATGATATCAATTTTTAAGAATAGAAAAAGAACTATATACGATAGAGATGGTAAAATACCTTATCTAGTTCGTTATTACATCTTTCTTAAGGACCGTTCTTGGTTTCCTTTTAACATAACTTTGCATAAAATATTAGTAAGTGATGAACCAACACTTCACGATCATCCTTGGTCTTGGGGAACACTTATTATTAAAGGTGGATATTGGGAGCATATTCCAATTCGTTCACAAGAAGGTTATGTAGTTGGATCTACTAAAAAATGGTGGGGACCAGGTACAATACGTTTTAGAAAGGCAGATGATTTGCATTGGTTAGAATTAGAAAAGGATGAAAATGGAAAAGAGATACCGTGTTGGAGTTTATTCTATATGGGTAAGAAATCTAAAGAATGGGGATTTATGCGACACGTATATAACCAAGGTTTTCGTTGGATACACCACGAAGCCTATTTGAAAGATAAGAAACAAGATGACTACACCTAAGATAACACAAAAGCTAAATGGCGATATGATTATCATAGATAATTATTTTAGCCCACCAGAGCTTAATGAACTTGTACAAGATGTACAAAGTTGGCCTTATCTATATGGTGAAGTAGACGACAAAGATTTACCGCCAACAGGAATGGCAACAGGTGAATACACGAATACAAAAACTTTTCATGCATTATGGAAAGTTTGCGAAGAATACTTACCACAAACACATGGTTGTATTTTAAAAAGAAGTGCGGCAAATATATTTGCTCCTAAGGAAACAGCTCATTATCACGTTGATGATGAAAGTGACGAAGCCTGGACATTTATGTTTTATGCAAATAATAATTGGGATATTAATGACGGTGGAGAAACAAAGTTTATTACAAACTTAAGACAAGGAGCAAATACAGATGGAGGAGATGACTTTCCAGAAATAATTGCTATTCCACCTATTCCAGGCAGAATGATACTATGGAAAAGTAACATATTACATACTGCAACACCTTTGAGAAATACTCATAGGTTTACACCAACATTTAAATTTATTAAATTTTTAAAAGAAAAACACGGCAAAGGAGAAGGCGGAATTGTTATGGGTGATGAAAAGACTTATCCATGGCATCAAGAATATGTACCACCTTTGCCAGTTACAGATATCAAACATAATATTGCAAGTATTGATGTATATGAAACAAATCTATCTAATGTTAATAACGATTTGTTAATGAATGACATTACACAACATCAAGAAAGAATTGACGCTAACCCTGAAGATACCCACTATGAAGACATTAAGTTCCCCGGTTCAGATACCTGTATGCACTTCATGGGGGAAGTAGAGAGATCAGTTATGGCGTATGCAAAACAAAACGTCGAGCTGACGGGTATCTGGACACATAAGACTGAACCGAATGGCAGTACTGCCTTTCACAGTCATACAAACAGTTTATATTCTTTTGTGTATTATCCTGAACACAAAGATGGTCAAGGTGACTTACATTTTACAGTTTTTGTAAATGATATGCCTCGCTTTGAAAAAGTTATTCAGCCTAAAGCTGGTATGCTTTTAGTATTCGATTCCAGGGTTTCTCATTATACTGGGAAAAATATAACAGATACTGATAGGTATTCTATTAGTGGAAACTTTAATATTAGGAGCAATAATGAAAATTAAGAAAAAGTTCTATAGTTGGTCGGACGTAGAAAAGATGTGTGTAAGCATTGTAAACGATATGTATGCTGACTATTGGAGACCTGACTACATTGTAGGTATTACTAGAGGAGGCAATATTCCAGCAACTATTATTAGTAATATGACTGGCATACGTTGTGAAGCTATTAAAGTAAGTCTACGTGATAACGAATCAGGTAGAGCAGGAGATAGTGTTGATTGGATGTCTGATGATGCATTTGGTATCTTAGATGGTAAAATAGCAACAGGTAGTCCAACTAGCAAAAAGATTTTAATTGTAGATGACATCAATGATACTGGTGCTACATTTAATTGGATTAAGAACGATTGGGAATCACGACATAACGATCCTGAGAAGTGGGCAAGGACTTGGGGACATAATGTTAAGTTTGCAGTACTAACTGAAAATTTAGCTAGTGAGTTTGATGGAGTAACTTACAGTTGTGATGAAGTTAATAAAGCTGAAGAAGATTGTTGGCTTGTTTATCCTTGGGAAAACGTAGGCGAGTATGGCGGCTAAAATAGGATGGTGTTGGACAGGGACTATACCAAATTTATTAGTAATAGAACCAGAAAGATTTAAAACACCTAAAGTAAAAAATAAAGAGTATAATAAAAGAGGCGTAATTGATTGTCCTTCTTATCAAGGCTTTTACAATAATATATTTCTTTTAAAGTCTCCTGTATCTTTTACTGCAATTCCTAAAGAGGGTGGAGTTGATATAGAAAGCACAGAAGTAAGTACACATCAATTACAAAGTATAGTTACATTACATCAACCTGAAGAGATGTATGATATAAACAAACCTATGTTTCAGTTTAACTTAAACTATTTGTTTGTAGCAGATGAACCGTGTTTAATGGAAATACTTCCTCCGTTTATGCACAAAGATAAGTTTCCAGGAGAAGTAATTGGTGGTAGCTTTAATATACATAGTTGGGTAAGAAGTTGTAGTTGGGGATTTGTGTTTAATGATACAAAGAAAAAGTTAGAAATTAAACGTGGTGATCCATTATGTTATGTTAAATTTACTACACCAGAATTAACATCAAAAGTTAATTTAACAGAATGTATACTTACAGATGACATTATACACGAATTAGATAAGAAAAGACACTTGACAGACTTTAAAAAAGGTGGTATAATAAACTTAATGACTAGAGCATTGAAATTAAGACCAAAAAAATTAATTAGACTAAAACCAAAATTATGAGTGATAAAATAAAAGATAATGTAGTAAAGTTTCCTGATATAAAGGACAAAGTACTTGAGGTTAAATTTATAGCACCACCGGTTCTTAAAATGACTAAAACTGTAGATAATGATATAGCATTAGAAATTAAAGAAGGAATAGGTCAAGCCTGGGTACCTGCAAAGAACATAGCAGAAGCTAAAAAGAAATTACAAAAGCTATTGAATAATGTAACGGAGTTTATCGATGGAGTTTAAAGACATACCTTGGAAAGATATACTTGTAGACACAAAACAATTTACTGTGTTTAAAGACGGGTATCCGGTTACAGATGGACACGTTCTTTTTGTACCGAAGGTAGAAGACTGGGAACACTTAACTGAATGTTTCAAGGCGGCTTACAAATGGGGATATGATTGGGTAGAACGTGGTTACTGTGATTCATTTAACATAGGACAAAACGTAGGTAAAGAAGCAGGACAAACTGTTATGTACCCGCACATACATTTAATACCAAGACGTTTAGGCGATATGAAAGATCCAAGAGGTGGTGTAAGACACGTAATACCAGAGAAGGGAAACTATAGATTATGGGACGAGTAGCCGCACTAGGTTGTAGTCATACTTGCGGATATCACGTAAAGGATATGCCGGAAGATAAAGTATTAGACATTAATAGCTGGCCGTTTAGTGGCAAGTGGAATGACAACAACTGGGCAGAATACTATATTAACGATAAAGATAAAGACGGAGTTATCTTTGCTAACTCATCAAATGGTTGGTGGGAATATAGTGAATGGTTAAGTTTCTTATTTAAAAAGTATGATGACATTGATGAAGTTATTGTACAAAATACATACTGGAATCGTTTTAGATTAAGTATGATAGATCCACCCGACTATGAAAATGTAATACCACATGATGAACTATATCATTTAGAACATAAAAAAGGTAATATAGACTTGTGGTTAAAAAGATTACACAACGAAAAAAGAAATGTATTTGATATTCCGTTACAATGTTATCCACAAGACTATGAAGAAAGATTACATTTTAACGTAAAATTTGATCCAAGGTTTATGATGGGAGCTCCAGACTTAAGAGCTGAACCATATATGAAAGTTAAGACTTGGATGGAAATTATGTCTCTTAAGGCGCAACGAGAGTGGTTTAAAGAGATGTATGTACTGCAAGAGCTTTGCAGAAATAATGGGGCTGAACTTAAATTATTCAGTTTGAACAAATGGACTTGGATACCAGACGAAATGATTCTTCCTAAATTGCGAAATTCATTTTATAATTTTGACTTAATCCAAGTAGCACCAAATCACGTTGAGGAATGGTTCCTCCGTGAAAAGAAAGTAGATATAACTAAACAAACAATCGATGGAGAACACTTTGGAGAAGACATTCATAAAACGATTG